TTAGCGCAGATTGAACGTCGACGGATCGGGGCCGATGCGACCGTCGGCCGCGTCGAGCCCGGTGATGCGCTCCACCTCGTCGGTGCCGAGTTCGAATCCGAACACATCGAAGTTGGCCGCGATGCGCGCCGGCGTCACCGACTTGGGAATGACGACGTTGCCCAGCTGAAGATGCCAACGCAGGATCACCTGCGCTGCGCTCACCCCGTGGCCCTCGGCGATGGCGCCAATGGTCGGGTTATCCAGGATCGTGCCCTGGCCAAGTGGCGACCAGGCCTCGGTGAGAATGCCGTACTCGGCGTGGAAGGCGCGCAGCTCGGGCTGGGTGAACCGGGGATGCAGCTCGATCTGGTTGAGAGCAGGCACTTCTCCGGTTTCATCGATCAGCCGCTGGAGATTCTCGACGGTGAAATTGCTGACCCCGATGGCCTTGGCTCGGCCGTCGGCCTGGATCCGCTGCAGAGCCTTGAAGCTGGCCACGTACTCGTCGAGTTCAGGCACCGGCCAGTGGATCAGGTACAGGTCCACATAATCGGTCCCCAGCCGCTCCAGGGAGGCGTCAAACGCGCGTAGCGCGCTGTCATAGCCCTGATCGGCATTCCACAGCTTGGTGGTCAGGAAGACATCCCCACGGGGAACCCCGGACTGCGCGATGGCGCGTCCTGTGCCCTCCTCGTTCTCGTACACCTTCGCGGTGTCGATGCTCCGGTATCCGACCTGCAGGGCGGTCGATACCGCCGCCTCGGCTTCGTCACTGGGCACTTGCCAGACGCCATAGCCGAGCTGGGGAATCGTGGTACCGGAATTGAGCGTCACGTTGGGGACTATCTGGGGAACCGTCACGGTCAACCCAACGCGGGGCGTCGCGGAGTATTCCCGGGGGGCTCGGGGGTAAATGAAACGCCCCGCTCCCGATGCTGGGAGTGGGGCGTTTCTGGTGGTGCGCCGTCAGGGGCTCGAACCCCGGACCCGCTGATTAAGAGTCAGCGAGTGCAGTAGAATTGATCTGCGGATACCCCTTATATACGCAGGTCAAGCCCAATGCTGAATACTATAGTGCAACATAGTATGCATACCTTTAGCTACAGCTAAGCTACAGCGGCAGGTGCTCGCAACGCATTTGCCGACTCGTTACGACAACGACGGAGATCCAGCCATGCGATGCCCGACCCCTCAACTCAAGGGCTATCCCGATAAGGCCGCAGCCGCCGATGAGCTGACGCGTCGCTACAGGACCCCACCGAAGGCCGTAAAGCCGTACGAATGTGACTGTGGAGAGTGGCACCTGACACCACGCCAGCGCGCGGGACGTGGCGAAGGTAAGCCGTACAAGCGCGGGGATGGTATGTGGGTCTGCGCGGTGACCGTGCCGGGTGCAGATGGCAAACAGAGGCGAAAAACGGTCTCAGCGAAGGACCGCGGTACTGCGCTAGATCGGCGCAAAAAGCTGCTGGAGGACATCGCCAAGGGGAACATCATCCAGTCGCCCAAGATCACAGTCGGCCAATGGCTCGATCACTGGCTTGAAACTATCCACAAGCCGAACGTGAAGCCAAAGACCTACCGCTACTACGAATCGGGGATTCGCCTTCTGATCAAGCCGCACATCGGCCAGAAGCAGCTCGCCAAGCTGACACCCGAGGATGTTCGCGCGGTAATCAAGAAGATCAACGAAACGGGCTCGACACGGAACGCGGTCAAGGCGCACCAGATTCTTCAGAAGGCGCTCAAGGGTGCGATCAACGAAGGGGTGCTTGAGCGCAACGTCGCCACGATGGTCAAGAAGCCCAGCCATGTGACTGCGGAGATTCAACCGTTTACTGCGCCCGAGGCCAAGCACATCATGCGGACCGCGATCGACTTGAATGACCCTCTGGCGGATCGTTGGAGTTTCGCGTTCCTGACGGTGGCGCGCCCGAGCGAACTAAACGGCCTTGAGTGGAGCCGGGTCGACTTCGACAACAAAGTCTTGGATCTGTCCTGGCAGTTACAAGAGCTGACGAATAAGAGGCACGGGTGCGGAGAGCCCAACGAAGATGGCGCATACCCCTGCAAGCGAAAGCGCGCGGCTTGGTGCCCAGCGGCGGAGTACGACTTCCAACCCGGCTTCGAGTACCGCCCCTGCCACGGCACACAGGTGTGGACACGCCCTAAGACGGCTGCGGGTAAACGTACTCTTCCGCTCATCAAGCCACTGGAAACTATGTTGCGCTTGCGATTAGAGCGTCAGAAGCCCGGACATCTAGACCTGGTCTGGGCTCATGATGACGGTCGGCCGTATGGCCCCACGGAGATGAATGAGCGATGGCACGCGCTCATGGTGGCTGCCGGATTCGAGTTTGATGAATCCGGTACCGACTGTAATGAAATTGAGATCGAATCTGGAGACTCGGAAATCCCAGATTTGCCTAGCAGAATGCTCTATGCGGCAAGGCACACTGCCGCAACGCTTTTGATGGAACTCAAGGTTCCAGAAGATGTGCGGATGGCGATTATGGGTCAGAGTTCTGTTGTCGCGCATCGCGGTTACGTCCACGTGGACCAGAGGCTGACAAAGGCAGCATTGTCAAAACTGACCAAGTTGTTGAATCCAGCGCTACATTGAGTCCCACGCGGGGGCTGTCAATTGGCAGGCTGCGCGCCGTAAAGCATCGTTGCCACGGCTGTGGGGCGCTTGTGGCGTATGGAACAGGGGATGATCTTGTTTGTAGCCATATACCCCTCTGTCGGTGAGGTCGTATATCACCACGTCGGGCCACACGCGATGGTGTACATCGGTCAGCTGGTTCAGCTTGTCACGGGATCGGTGGTGGTGATCCCCTGTCGGCGCGTCAACGCCGCGCAGCTCGCGGTTCAGTTCTACACGCTTCGACACGAGGACGTATGGATAGAAACCGATGATGGCCTACTAACCCATGTGTCGGTGCCTATCGATTTGTCATGGCAGGAGCGTCCCTGCGCCGCTCCGATCGACATGAGAAATGGACCGAAGCGGCAACCAGGCGGTATTCGTCTACTCTGCTGAGCCTGCTACTGGTTGGGTGTTCTGCCCTTGGTCCGACGAGTCGCCTTCTTCGGGGCTTCGGGCTCCGGCTTAGTCTTGGAGCCCAATACTTTTGGGGCACTCTCAGCGTCCCCGTTGTCATCATTTTCGCTCGCTTTGATCATCTCGCGCAAGAGCGACAGCATGAGACCGAGTTGAGCGTCACCCAATTTTTCGGCGCCAGGGGGCAGCATGGCCGCCAGTCGTGAGACGTCTTCTTCGACGGGTAGGCCGACAGATCGGGCTATCGACAGCAATATGACATCGAGCTTCACGTTGAGCGCGCGAGCCATACCTTCTATCGATGCGGGTTCTGGGAACTCCTTGACCTTGATCCCATTGGTGATCTGGTTCCAGCGTTGCGCCTTCACGACTCCGCCGCTGGCCTCCTCTAGGTCCTTGTATGTCCGATCACCCTTGAGCGTGAGTATCAGGTCTTGGAGAGTCAACCCATCCTCATCGCTACTCGCGTTGGTTATAGGCATCTTGTCTTCCGATCGTCGGTGGTCACTAGTAGTTAGCGGCCCTATCAGCTCTATTTGATCTTGAAATTACCGGTAATGCAACTAGTAGCTCGTGGTTGCTGAACTTTACAACATCACTGCTCAGCGCGCAGGGCTTCGTTAGTCCACCCGCGTGGCGGGCTAGTAGATTCGCTAGACACGGCATATCAGTGGTTGACAGAGCGATAGCTAGTAGTTGATGATCTACGCATCCCGTTCACCTACTAGTCACCACATCGTTATGAGGTGGCGCTGAAGGGCTGTGAAAACGTGGCGCACGATGTCAGATCTGTCGAGGTCAAGAACTTACAGCTGCTGCGCAGCCTGGTTGGTCCTGAGCCTGAGAAGCTGATGACGGCCCGTAACCTGGCTCAAAGGATCGGCAAGCACCCGTCTTTCATCGGCCACCTCCTCAGCGGCGACCCCGATCGTTGCCGAACCTTCTCTATCGAAGTGGCGCAGGCGATTTCGGTGTCTCTCGGCGTGAAGATGTCGAATCTTTTTCAGCCCGCCTCGTCAATTACCAGACAACGACGTACCAACCAGCAGGCGAGCTGATGTCCGATCTGATCACGGGTGAGATCAACGTCGGAATGGAACCGATATTCGTACCCAAGAAGGTCGCCGCTGCGGCGCTGGGTGAGATCTCCCTGAACAAGCTCAATGAACTCATTAGGACAGGTCGTATCAATCCCCGAGTGTTAGACGGACGCGTGATGTTCACACCCGAAGAGTTGCGGAGATTTGCTGCCGAGCTTCCCTCCTGGGAGCCCCCAGAGAGTCGGGGGCACTGATGGCGCTGAAACTCGGTTCACTATTTTCGGGCGCCGGAGGCCTGGATCTTGGTGTCGCATCCATCTTCGACGCTGAGACCGTCTGGGTCTGCGAATTCAACAAAGACGCTCAGAAGGTGCTCGTGGCCCGATTTCCGGGTTTACCCAACTTGATCGACGTGACCACCGTGGACTGGACGACGGTAGAGGGTGTTGACATCCTGTGCGGCGGTTTCCCATGTCAGGACGTGAGTTGCGCGGGTGTTCGCAAGGGGCTTACCGAGGGGACGCGCTCGGGCCTCTGGTCGTACTTCGCCGAGGCCATCTCTGTGCTTCGCCCGAAGTTCGTCGTCATCGAGAACGTGAGGGGACTGCTCAGTGCAACCGCCAATCGCAACATGGAACCCAACGACTCAGACCTGGGAGAAGACGCAGGACAACCTGCACTCAACGCAGCCGGAGCCGTTCTCGGAGACCTGGCCGGACTCGGGTACAACGCGAGCTGGAGGACTGTACCCGCGTCATGGTTCGGCCCCCCGCATCAGCGCGAGCGAGTCTTCATCCTTGCCTATCGCGCCGACCTCACGGCGGCAGAAGTCGAAGAAGCAATCCGATCCGAATCAGGGGTCCATCCTGGACTAATCGTCGAGTCTGGCGATCTACTTCCAACGCCGACCGCTGGCTACTACACCCGTGGGTCTAAGCATCTGATGCTGCCGTACGTCGCGCAATACGCGACGGGTCATGATCCTGTGCCTGATCGGCCAGATCTCAAGGGGCGTCCTGATCCGCTGCTACCCACGCCTATTGCGCTCCAGAACAACACCCACAACAGCGCGGGAAAACCACTGCTGACTGGTCTGGTCAAAGAGCTGTTCCCGACACCGCGCGCGAGTGACGGCAATAGCGGTGCGTGCCATCACGGCACGGGCGGGCCTGATCTTCGCACCGCCATCGATGACACGTTCGCGCTGATGCCCACGCCGATGGCCACCGATGGTGACCGCAAGGGTTATCACCCAGATCGTCGGCGCAGTTTCGGCATTGGCGCGTCGATTGTCCAGATGGTCGACCTCGCGGTTGCCTACAACGAGCCGGAATGGCATCAGTACGACCCTGCCGTCAAGCGTTGGGAGACACTTTTCCGGCCCGCACCCTATCCCGTGGTGCCCGGCAACGGGTCGCCCCAGCTCAACCCGCGGTTCTCCGAGTGGATGATGGGCTGGCCGCTGGATTGGGTCAACATCGAAGGACTCTCACGGCGCGCGCAACTGCGCATCTGCGGCAATGGAGTTGTACCGCAACAGGCTGCCGGCGCGCTGCGCTGGATGCTGGCCGACCTGCTGGCTGAGCTGAATACGGCGATGGCGGCATGAGCACCGTCGATCAGTACATACCCGCGGCCGAACTACTGGAGCCACTGGGGTTGACCTGGAGCGAGCCGACCAACCTTTTCGAGCTGCTGACTGCCAACGACGAGGGCAAGGATCTCGCTGCGATCGACCGGGCCGACCTCAAGGCATACCAGGTCGCCACCGCTGAGATGGAGATGGTCAGCATCCTTCCGACCTTCGTCCACGACCAGCTCAAAGCGATCGTGATTCCCGACCGAATCGTGTACTACCGCCACAACTTCTACCTGATGGGCATCGAGACGGGCGCAGAGTGCCACCGCTCGATGATCGCACTCATGGCGTTGGCCGCGCGAGGCAAGAGCTACGACTCCGGGGCTAAGAAGCGCATCAAGGGTCTACCGCTGGACATTGACCGCGGGCTGATCGTGCACATCCCCGAGGGTGCCAAGAAGGCCACCGTGCACTGGGTCAACTTGCTACGCGGATGGGGCGATGTGTCGCTGGCACACAAGCTGTCTGAGCTACATAAGCGCACCATCAAGGATTACATCGCGCCTGTCAGGCGTCCCGATGATCGGCCCAAAAGCACGCAGGCGTACCGCCGTCGCGGCCAGTTTGACAACTTTTCCAACAGGACACGCAAGCGGTTCGACGTACTCGCGGCACGCGCGAAGGACATCGAAGAGCTGCGCGACCTGTACATGCGAGCGCACAAGAACATCGCGCTCACCCCCAGCTTCAAAGAGGCATGCAAACGACGGCTAGCGGAGCTGTCGGCCTCCTAGAAGGGCATCACAACAACGACACCAACGAATGGAAGGAATGAGATGTCATCCAAGGAAATGACTTTCGGCGACTACGCGTCCTGGCTGATGTTGGCCATGACCGGGCCGATCGTCGCGGCGGCGTACCTGATCCGAGTGGGGGCGTTCTGATGGACACCAACTACCCGACATACCCCAGCGGCACCATCGCGTACTGGGTATGCCCACGCAACGACAACCATGTCTCAGTACTACTGCGAGACGCCAACGGCTGGAACCTTTCCGGCGTCGCTGAGCGTGGCAATTTCACCATGTTCATGGAGCCTCAGAAGTTGGGTCTTGCGCTATTGGCTGGCCATTCGATCCCGGTCATCAGCGACCAGGACTTCCACGAGCTCCAGCAGGGACCCAAGCCGATGGTCGTGACCATCGTGCACATTCCCACCGCGCCGTTGATTACCGACGAGGATGAGGAGGTGGCCGACCATGCGTGAGTATCCAACGGGCTCAATGGTGTTCACCATCTGCCCGGACAACGACAACCACGCCGTCTTCGGTCTGCGCGCTGAGGACGGCTGGTATCTCATGCAGGTCACCGAATCGAGCACGCTGAAGATCACCCAGGAGCCGTCCACCGACGAGGAGATAATGGGCGACCTGGATATGACGTGGATCGTCTGCCGCGATCCGTCGATGACAATCATCGGGCCGGACAAGACACGGCCGGATGAGTGCCCCAGTGGCAGCATCATTTTCAGTCGCATGGATGATCACCCGTTCGCGATCGTCGCTGGCCTGAAAACGCTGGACGGCTGGGAATTCGCGCGCATCAACCCAGAAGGCAAGTTTGAGGCGATGGCGTTCATCCATCACCTGCTGACTCACCACTTGGGAATGAGCGTCGGACTACCGCAGGATGAAAACGTCTTCGGTAGCGACAGTGTTGACCCGCGGTACGTGATCGGCGGTGACTGGACAATCGTCCACGTCCCCACGGTCGTCACCACCCCGGTATCAAAGGCGGCGGAGAACTGATGGACCTGATCGTGGTGGACCTGGAGACCACAGGCCTTGACACCGATGTTCACTCGATCCTGGAGGTGGCGGCGGTCAACGTCGCCACCGGCCAGGAACTCTACTTTGTGCCCCACATCAAGCCTGATCAGATGATGTTGGCCGACCCGGAAGCGTTGCGTATCAACAGGTATTACGAGCGTGGCGTGTTCCGCAAGATGCTCAAGAGTCCAGCTGACAACGTCCAAGCCTATCGCGAGCTATTCGGCATGCTGAAAGACAACAGGCTCGGCGGCGCTAACCCGCGGTTCGACGCCGACATGCTGGTCAGGGCGGCAGGCTACGCGGAGTCTTGGCACTACCGGCTGGCCGATGTGTGCGCGTACGTCAGTGGCGCGCTGGGATTCGACCCGAGCGACATTCGCGGTCTGCACGACGTGTGCGTATCGCTATCAGTGGACACGGGCACTGAACACAGCGCCCTAGACGACGCCAGGGCGACCGCGGCATGCTTCCGGGCCGCCGCGCTGGGACCTCGGAGTCGATGATGGGAAAACTCAAAGAGTGGTTCGGCCAACTCATGCAACAGCTTCCGTCGCAAGACATGGAGGCGCGCGTAGAGATCGACAACTGGCTGACCGCGGGCAACAACCTGATCGTGGAGGCCGGAGCGCAGGACCATCAGTTGTTCCTTCGTATGAACGGGAGCGACTGGCCGTTGCGCTCCGGCACGTACGCACTGGTGACCAGTCAGGGGCGACGCCTATTGCTGTCAACGCACTGGGACGAAGTTGACGACTGGGCGGTCTACGTCGGCACCGAGACGGTAGACCAGCACGACACACCCCCGGTGTGGGACGTGAAGTTCCGCATCGTCCCGTTTCACCGAGTTAGGGACCCGCTAGTCATCATCGCCCTAGAAGACGGGGAGTCCTTGACGGACATTGAGGAGATCGCATGACACTCGCACTGGTAACCGACGACATGACGACCGGCGTGCTGAAAACGACTGACGGCGAGCGTAAATCGCGCACTAAGCTCTACTGGAAGCGTCGGCGTGAGGCGCTGTCAGCGGTCGCGCTGGAGCGCCTGGCGGACCTCGGCATCGAGTTCCCGGTGGTCGCAGGAACGATGACCATCCCCGAGGTCTGCGACTATTTCAGTATCAGCCGATCGACGCTGACTAACATCGCGCGTCAGTACTACGAAGAGCTGATCGAGGCTGGATACATGCCCGGTAGCGTGACGCAGCCGACGCGCTACAGCGAGTTAGCCCTGGCGCACGTCGCGATGATCTTGCGGCCTAGCACATCTGACCAGGCGATGATCATTCAGAAGGCGCTCGGTATCTACCGCGCACCGCGCGGAGCCGTCAAGGTGCACAACCAGAGCGGCGCTCACGTCAAGGTCTGCGGTCGCGTGCTTGATGAGGCGTACAAGCTCGTCAGCGAGATTCGTGAGGATGACCCCGAGGAGGTCTGGAAAGCGCTGGAGAAGCGCAATCGCCATGAGCTGCAAGTACTCACGGTAGCGCTGGCGGCGCTCGTGCCGAATGACCGCGGTGGACTGCGCGCCTGGCTGGCTGAGATCGGCTTGGGCATCCACTCGGACGCACAGAACAAGGCAGCGGTCGGACTGGCCAGCCTGGTCCCGAGTCGTCAGCAGGTGTCTGAGTGAACGAAGTCCCAGCTCGTCGCCGGGCCGTCTACGACGGTGACGCGCGCGAGGTCGCCAACACCCCACAACTGCTGGGACCGTGCTCTCGCGGCATCTTCTGGCGACCCGTGTCAGCGGCGTACGACAGCGAAAGTGATAACACGACAGTCGTATTCGCGCCAGTGCCGCGCGACGAGGTGATGGCCATCGCACGCGAGCAGATCATGAATCAGGCTCAAGCGCTTGCTGACCTGTCGGACGCTGGCCTATACAAGGGGGAGTTTCGATGAGTGATCAGTTCACCAACGACATCCCGCGTGACGGCTGGGGCCGACCGAAGATCAAGCAGCCAGACGGCAAGCTCAAGGCTTACCGCCGGACCACCAAGTTCATCAACGTACTCGAAGACACCTACAACCTGGAGAAGTGGAAGCTGCGCCAGGTGGCGCTCGGGTTGGGGCAGCGTGAAGATCTGGTGCTGGCCGCCGCGTCGTGCACGCAGGATGACAAGGGGACGCTCAACGATGTAGCGCACAAGGCGATGGAGCACGCGCGATCATCGTCCAAGTCGACCACCGGGACGGCGCTGCACAAGCTGTGCGAGCGTGTGGACCGCGGAGAGCCATTGGGTTCCATCCCGTCGGCGTTCGTCGGGGACATTGAGGCTTATGAGAAGTGCCGCGATGCAAACGGTCTGAAATACAAGCAGATTGAGATGATGCGCGTCCTGCATGACTGGCAGGTCGCCGGCACCCCAGACCGCGTGGGCGAGTACCAGGGGAAGTACTACATCATCGACGTCAAGACGGGTGACATCACCTGGTCTGAGCGTGAGATCTCGATGCAGCTCGGCGCGTACTCGCGCAGCACGGCATACACCGCCGACGGCGACCAGGTTGACGGCTTTGAGATCGACCAGGACCGCGCCATCGTCATTCATCTGCCATCCGGTGAGGGCAAGTGCGAGCTGCACTGGGTGGACATCTCGCGCGGCTGGAAGGCGTGCCAGCTCGCCAAGCAGGTCTGGGACTGGCGTAGCGAGAGCGGTCTGTTTGTCCCCATCAGTGAGGACGATCCGCTGATCCCGCTCGCGCTGGCCTGCACCAGCGTGGAAGAACTTCGCGACCTCTGGCAGACCGCCTACGAGGAGGACGCGATTGACGATGCGTTCAAGGTCGTCGTCAAACGGCGCCTGACCGAACTCGGCGCGGCGTAATCAAAACACAACGACACCATCAACGGAAGGTATGAAATGAGCTGGCAGATGTGGACGTTCATTGTCCTGGCGTCTATCGCGGTCCCGATCATCGGGGTCGGTCTGTGGATGCTGCGCAAATCCGGCAGCGTCGGCCCCAAGCCCGAGAAGGATGGGTCCAATGACTATGACTACACGTACAAGCTGCGCGACTGGGAGAACCAGGCCGACCGCGTAGCCGAGAACCGCGGTACGTCGAAGATGACGATCATCGTCGGCACTGCCATTCTCGCGCTAGCGGCGGTCATCCTGGCCTTCGGATGCTTCACGATTGTCGCGACTCGCAGCGTCGGCATCGTGACCATCTTTGGAAAGCCCTCCGGCACAACGCTCCAGAACGGCCTACACCCTAAGCTTCCGTGGTCGAACGTGACTGAGATGGACGGCGCGATTCAAAACGACGTGTTCAACGGCGACCACCGCGTGAAGATTCGCCTCGGCAACAACTCCACCGCTGACGCTGATGTCAACGTGCGCTGGCAGATCAAGGCTGACGCCGCCGATGTGCTCTTCGTCCAGTACAAGACGTTCGACAACGTGAAGTCTAACCTCGTCACACGCTCGCTCCAGTCCGCCATGAATGAGACCTTCGCGTCATTCGATCCCCTCACACCCAAGAACGCCACCAATGGCGCTGACCTGGGCACTTTGTCGCGGGAGGTCCAGAAGCGTCTCAACGACAAGATCAGTGCGCAAATCGACGTACTTGAGGTCAACGTGCCGATCATCGACTACGACCAGCAGACCGAAGACAAGATCAACCAGTTCAACGCCGAGAAGGCCAACACCGCGGTGGCCGAGCAGGCTAAGCAGACGGCACAAGCGCAGGCCGACGCCAATAAGATCCTGGCGTCGTCGGTGTCCAATGATCCGAACGTCATCATCATGTACTGCATCCAGAAGTCGCTGGAGAAGGGTCAGCCTACCGCGGGCTGCTGGCCGATCAACGGCGCGATCCCGACGGTGCCTGTCCGATGATCACCCTTGACGAGTACCAGCGCCGGGCGGCGGAAACGGCGATATACCCAGGCGCCGGCGAGGCGGACAACGCCAACGGATTGGCCTACATCGCACTAGGTCTCGCTGGTGAGGCTGGTGAGATCGCGAACAAGGCCAAGAAGGTATTGCGCGACGACGGTGGTGTGATCACCGATGATGCGCGGCTGCGCATCATTTTCGAGCTGGGTGACGTGCTCTGGTACGTCGCCCAGACGGCGACACAGCTCGGCGCTGATCTTGAGTCGATCGCGGGTCTCAACATTGCCAAGCTGGCTTCGCGTTCTGAACGCGGCACGCTGCAAGGGTCCGGTGATTCGCGATGAAGAAAAAGCGGCTGCTGCGCCTGGTCGCCAGCGAGCGCGAGCGCGCCGACAAGGCGGCGAAAGGTGTTGGCATCGCCGACGCTGCGCGCGAACAGGAGCGTAAGCACCACGCGGAGACCCGCGAGAGGCTACAACGGACGCTAGCGCTGACACGTAAGAGTGAGCGCGCGGTGGCATTCCTGACGCTTCCTGCATTCGGTTCCATCTCACACTGCCCGATGTGTGACGAGAAGCTTGAGGATATTCAGGTTCACCTCGTCGGATGGGTCGAACCGGAAACGCCATTCACGAAGTCCTACACGGCACATGGGTCCCCCTTCATGGCTGGTGGCGCGTACGGGCCAAACGGCTTCGTGAGGTATTCCGAATGGCTCGGGGCCGCCGAGAGCGTGGACCAGGACGCCGACACGCCAACGCATCTGGTCTATCAGTGCGGCTGCGGGTACATCTTCCGCACTAAGACACGCGAGGGCGCACCGAAGGCGGTCATCACATGACCACACACAAGCGCTACGGCTACAGAGACAGGTATGACCGAGTGACCGGAGACAACGCACAGACGCGACGCCTGAATGCGCAGATAGCCATGATCAGGCGCGCGCGTGAGAGGGGTTTTCACATCACAGAGGTCGAGGCCAACCTAGCGGGCTTGCAGTTCAAGCCGCTCGACACCAAGCCGTAACCGGCTGCGCCGGAACGGGATACGTGCGCCGCGCGTATCAACTACCAGGAATGAAAGGATCAACCAATGAGTGATGACCTGTTCGACGGTCCGGGCTCGGCCGATGTCATCAACTGGGAGGACCTGGAGAAGCGCTTGTTGCTTGTCCAGCCACTTGAGCTGAAGGTGGGAGTGCCGACCAAGAACTATGGCCCGAAGGATGCCATCGAGGCCAACGTTCACGTGCTGGACGGCCCGGAGGCTGGTTCGGTGTACCGCAACGGGTACGTCTTCCCGCTGGTGCTGCAAGGTCAGATCAAGGGCAACATCGGAACTGGCCGTTTCAACCTCGGTCGCCTCGGCAAGGGTGTACCCAAGCCCGGGCAGAAGCCACCCTGGACGCTGAGCGAGCCGACGGACGACGAGAAGGCACTGGCGCGAAAGTATCTCGCGAGCGACAAGTTCCAGCAGAACACGGCCGCACCGGCTGCCGCGGGGGCCGCGCCTGCGGATGACCCGTGGTCGAACAACAGCGCGGAACCACCGTTCTGATAAGCGGCCGAGGCTAGAAGCGGATCAACCCCCCCGCCCCGATCTGCTCGTCTCGGCAGGCGCGCCCCGCTCCCGATCCCGACCATAGTGATTGGTTTCAGGTCCCAATCGCTGGCGGTCGGGGCGGGGCGCGCCATCCAAAACTATTGACATACAACGACAAACCAACGCGGAGAATGAGATGAAGACACTTGAGATCAACATCGACCTCATGCAGAAGGTCCACGACAAGATCATGGAAGAGCCAAGGGCGCATGATCAGACGTTGTGGGCGACGGTGGTCAATGACCCCAACTTGATCAAGAAGCGCCGAAGCGGTCGTCTCGTGGTGGAGTGTCCAACCGCGGCCTGTGTAGCCGGATGGGCCTGCCAGATCGTCGGTGACATCGGTGTAGTCAATGCCCACTCGCTGCGCTTCGTCGATGTCGGGTCACCAGTGGAGATCGACTACGTGATCCCCAAGGGTGGTCGTGGTGAGGTGTTCATCGGGGACCGCGCGGGCGAGCTGCTGGGGCTGACGCACGATCAGGCTTCGGTGCTGTTCCATGAAGACAACAATCGGCGGATGGTGCTGTCGATGCTGTCGCGGACGATCGCCCACAAGAAAGCGCACCCCGATCAGAACGTTCTCATCGGCCCGCGCGGCAAGCACTACGTGCCATGAGCGCACCAGCGCCCACCTGTAAGTGCGGTCACGACGATGACACGCACGTGGCTGGATTCGGCCAGTGCTTGGGCTGCACGAACTGCTCAGACATCCCACACAACGCGAAGTCTGGGCACGTCTACCGCCGCTGCCTGTGCACCGAGTTCAAACGCGACGACGAAAGCGCAATCCAGACAGAGCGGCTGATGGGAATGCAGGGATGAGCGCTAAGACCGCTCGTGCGCGTGAGATCGCCAGCGAGATACGCACGGACGCCGAGAAGGATGTCAAGGACTTCGATGGTCGCGAGCTGACGGGGCGACTGGTCGGCGAGATCAACGGCAACACCAACGGTCTCATCGTCGGCCTGGCCAATTGCGTTGAGGTGCTGGCCGACGAGATCGAGCGGCTTGAGAATCAGGCGGCGATCTCACCGACCCCTCGGCGAGGGTGGTGACCGATGTTCGCCTACTCCACGTGCGTCTCATGCAACACGCTCATGATCGTCACGGACGACGACCAGCGTCAGCACCCGGAGTGCGCAGAGAACGCGCCAGCGCCGACCTTGACGCGCGTGGAGCTGCTGACCGAGGAGTTGCGCGCGGCGGTCTATCTGGGCGACCAGCATGAGGTTGAGGCGCGCATAGAGGCTGAGCTGAAAACGATCGATGACCAGCCTCCAGCGCTGGGGCTTTCGGCACTTTTCTACGCCACCGAGTACGGCTGGCCCGTGTTCCCACTGGAGGTGGGCGGGAAGCGGCCGGCGATCGCGAAAAAGGACGGCGGGAACGGATTCAAGGATGCGACGACCGACCCTGAGCGCATCAAGAAGTTCTGGACCAAACACCCGCTATGCAACATCGGCATACCGACCGGCATCCACTTCGATGTGATCGATGTGGACGTGCCGGATGGTTGGTTGTCGTTGCGCGACATGCTCAATGAGGATCGCGTACCGGATGTTCATGGCCGCGTGGCCACCTCATCTGGTGGCGTGCACCTACTCATCGAACCCACTGGCGACGGCAACTCAGCACGCATTGCACCCGGTATCGACTACCGCGGCGTGGGTGGCTATGTCGTCGCGCCGCCATCACGAATAGATCCCCAGCACCGCTGGTCGTGGACGGTCAAGCCGTCACCGAAAGTAAAGGGAGAGAAGAAAGAATGAATGAATCAACGAACACTCACGAAGATCCCATCGTCAAGCAGGTCAACCCGGAGGTCATGCTGGACATCTGGCTTGACGGCTTCGCGAGTGGCGTGGCCACGCTCATCATGAACGCCGCTGAGGGACACGAGAATGAGCTTCCCGAGGAGTCGCAGACGAATATGGTCCAGAAGATCATCCGCGACATCACTAATGATCCCGCGGCGATGGAGACCGCGCGTCAGAAGATCTACGCGCGCCTACTGGGCCATCCGCAGTACGGCACCACCACGCTCACGATCGTCAAACCCGACTAGATCGCTATGTCAACTACCGGGCAACGAATCAACAATCACAACAACGAAATCGGAGAGAATGATGAAGCACTGGATCTACAAATTCCTGGGCATTCGGCTACCGGAGTACGACGAGACGCCCGCCTACACGGCGACGGTCAAGCTTCTTGGATTCGACCCGGAGACGCTGGTCTGGGTGGTGGCGGCATGAGTCTGTTACCGAGCACTGAGGAAGAGCTGGAGTGGGTGCAGCGGATCGGGGCGACGTTGGACGCGATGGTCGCGGAGCATCGCTCGATGCGCGAGGAGCATGGCGGTACGCCGCCGCTCAAGATGCTGTCCGATCTGCTGAAAATCACGGTCAAGACCTTCGGTACCGATGAGTTCCTGAGGATGGAAGATCTGATCGACCTCTTCATGATGGCGATGGATCGCCTTGCGCAACAGGAGATGGCGTAGTCATGAATGGGGGAGAGTTCACAGCCGCAATCGCCGAGAAGATCGACACATGGCTCAAAGAGGTAAGCGAGGAACTCGATGAGATGATCGGCGACCACATCGAGCTGATTGGTCAGATAACACCGAATCGGAACGTAGCACTGGTCAGCATCGCATCGCGGTTCGCCACGATGCATGAGAACCCCGAGCAGGGCGAGATCAATGAGCTGTGCAGTCTGCTGGTACTCGCCATCGACCGCCTGGCGCAACAGCGGCAGGCGTCATGACGCACCCGTTCACGCCCGTACAAGAGGCCGAAGCGATCGCCTGGTACGCGAAAGTTGGTGCGGAGCTTGATGTCATGCTCGCTTCGCAGCCGGAAACCGGGCCACTCCCCGCGAAGTTCATCGCCGGAGTGATGGCCATCGGGGCGTCGATGCGACCGGAGCTGACGATGGAAAGCCTGATCGACCTACTGGTTGTCGCGGTGGATCGTCTTGCGCAGCAGCGAGGCGCATCCGATGGCTAGACCGTCTCACACCGTCTACAGCTTCCCCGGGGAGCCTGAAGTGCAGTTCATGGGCATCTGCCATGACTGCAATCAGGCGCAGCCGTTCCTGAATGCGCGGTCACGTGATGAGTGGGTGGACGACCACCGTGCCTCTCACGGTCACCAGGTCACGAAAACAGTTGAGGTGCATACCGGATTGGCCCGTGTCGAATGCACGATGAATTTTCAGGGAGAGGTGATGAGACGATGAACCAAGGGCCAAGCAACAAGCGCTGGCTGCGGAAACTGTTGCGGCGTGAGCCTCATCAGCTCATATACAACAGTCATGGTGAGCTGTATCTGAAACGCTGGTACGTCATTCCGCGCAACCCGCTGCTGAATGTCTATGTCCACCAGTTTATTCACAGCGACGACGACCGCGCGCCACATGACCACCCATGGTGGTTCGTGTCGTGGGTGCTCAAGGGGCACTACTTCGAGCACACCGACACTGGCGTGATCCGGCGCGAGCGTTGGTCGTGGGCGTTCCGGCGGGCAGTCCATCGGCACATCGTGAAGCTGGACACCGTCACGGTACAGGATCGATACGAGGATGGCTCATGGGCGAGAAGTGCGAGTGTGCAAGATGTTCCAGCCTGGACGCTGCTCATCACCGGCCGGCGCGTGCGCCAGTGGGGATTCTGGTGCCCGACGCGGTACATGGTGGGACTGGAGCCGTATAACCCAGCGGCACGCTTCGTCCCGTGGCAGGACTTCGGCGCGGGTGGGTGCGGTGAGTAGCCCATGCCTGGTACATCACGTGGCCGTGGCCGCGGCCATCGCTATCCCGATCGCATCACTGGCGTACGTCGCGCTGTTCTGGGAGCCACCGCCACGGATACTCCCCAACTTCAGTGGCATCTATGCGAGAGGTGCGACAAGCCATTTAGACATCCCAACATCAGAGCAAGGCTCTGCTACCTCTGCAACGAATCACAACGAAAGGTATACGGAGACAGTGAAAACAACCATTGAGCGCCTACGCGTTGAACGTGAAGGTGTTGTGAACTACCTGCGAAGCCTAGATGCCGAGATTAAGCGCGAGGAAATGTCAGGCATGCCGCTCGAACCGAGCGAGCCCTTCGCGGTCGTCGCGTTCATCAAGGTTCGCGAGGATGACCAACAGCCATTGAACTACGCGGCCATTCGCAACGGCGACAGGTGGGTGCTCACGCAGGACTCACGTTCCAACTACCCACAGCGCTCGCGCACGTGGGATGAACTCATGCGATGGATCGGGCAGGACGAATGGCCGACCGTCCGTGTGCTGGCCGAGAAACACGACAACCCGGTGAGCAGTGATCAGATCGTCAACTATCACGTGGACGGTCAGGTCTCTGACATCGATGGATGGCTGAGTAAACGTGACAACCAACTAAGGAGCCAACAGCTATGAAAATGAAGCGCGCCTTGCTGATTCAGGCGATAGATGATGCGCTCAAGGCCCACGAGGACGACAAAGCCCGGCACTCGCGCGAGGTCAAGGAATGGAACACGAGACGAGAGGGGCGCTGGTATGCGCAGTCTCAGCCGCGCTGGAGAGCGCTGCGCGACATGATCACTCAGAAGATCCGTCACAACGAGACGATCACGAGCGCGGAGATCGAGCGAGCTATGGGTACCAGCAATCTCCGTGATCACGCCTGGTACAAGGACAAGGTGCCGCTCAACGATGCTGTTCCGCGCGTGCGGCCCGTAGACGTTGTCAGCCTGACTGCACTCCGGCGCACGCTCGAAGCGATCGCCGACGACGAGGTGAGTAGCGCGCAACTGGAACGACTGGGTTTCCGCAAGTTGTACGACGTGTTCAGGGCCGCGGCTGGCGTCTGATGTTCGTGCTGCGAATGTGGTGGCACTCGTTTCGCGGTCACCGCGTACTCGGCGAGACAGTCGGGCGCGGTGGCCGCGCGGCGTTCAAGTGCTCGTGTGGACGCGTGTGGGACCTATAGTGCGCCCGCGTGGCGCACAATGAGAGGCAATCACAACACACCCCGAGGAGTGCCATGGGTTCGGAAACCGAGCTGATCAGCATGATCGAGACAACAATTACCGGGCACTGGCCAGACAAAGAGCAGGACATCGAGGGGGTGCCGACGCTGAGAACGGTTGCCACGGACATCGCCCGCACGGTTCTCTATGCGGCTTTCCCGCAGCGCGTGCTAAACGGCTCAGACCCGAGCACACCGATCGACTGGGATGAGGCCATGCGCGGCGGCATCACCGTCGTGGACGAGTCGCCCACCGTCAAATACGTGCACACCATCCACGCGCCGCAATCGATCGTGGATCGCCTGATCGCCGGTGAGGACATGCTGGAGATGACGCGCGAAGAGTTCTTTGACGCCCCCGGTGAATGGACAGCGCTGGGTGTGGACGCCGACACGGCACAGCGTTTCGCGGCCATTGGGTCGGCGGCCGAAGATGGCCCGTGGATCTAGTCCGTGACGGCGATGAGTGACGAAAACAATGACGAGACGGTAACGCCACCGCCCGAAGACAATGGCGGTCAGGTCATCTCATTCAAAGAGCGCATGCGCGGATTCCGCGGAAGCGACACCGGGCCACCACCGGCACCACGGCGCGCGACGCCTGTCGAATTCATCGGTGACGATCGCTACGGTCGCGCCGCGATGGAAAAGGAGCTGGCGATCCTGGCGGCGACGCCAGAGGGTGCGCGCAACCAACAGCTCAATGACTCAACATTCAGCCTCGCGGGCCTGGTGCGCGCCGGAAGGATCGACGAACAGACGGCCATCAACAACCTGGTGAGCACGGCGCGGTCGATCGGCCTGGCCGAAAGCGAGATCATGCCGACGATCCGATCGGCGTTCCGCGGCAGTGACGCCAAGGTCGGCGCGCGGCAGGTGCCCGAGCGCGAGGAGATACCAGCGGCATTCACCATCGACCCGAGCGACCCGCCGAGCGACCCGGGCGACCCTGCTGGCGTGCCGGATGTCGGGGCGGCCGAGATCAGCGACGACGAGGCAGAGCGGCTACTGGCGCACCGTAGACGCGTCCAGCAGTCCGCATACGACCTCCGCGTGTCAGACGAAGGCCGAGCGCTCTACGCGGCCCAGCAGGCACATGAGCTAGGCCAAACAGCGCCAGATCCAGTGTCGCTGACCGATTTCTTGAGCATTCCCGACGAGGACGCCGTCTATCGCATCGGAGAGCTGCTACCGGTGGGTGGCCGCGCGCTACTGGCAGCCCAGTACAAGGCCGGCAAGACGACGATGATGGCCAACCTACTGCGCTCGCTGGCCGATGGTGTGTCATTCCTCGGGAAGTTCACGACGACTCAGGTTGAGCGGGTCACGGTGATCGATACCGAGCTAGATGAGCGCATGTTTCGCAGATGGCTACGCGCGCAGGGTATTCAGAACACCGAACGTGTGCAGGTGCTCCCGATGAAGGGTCATCTTGCGACGTTCAACATCATCGACCCGAGCACCCGTGCATCCTGGGCGGCCAAGCTGCATGGGTCGGACTTCATCATCCTGGACTGCCTGCGGCCTTGTCTGGACGCTCTGGGGCTCTCAGAGGACAAGGACGCCGGTAAGTATCTGGTCGCCTGGGATGCGTTCGTGGCCGAGACCGGGGCCGACGAGTCGATCGTGGTGCATCACATGGGCCACAGTGCTGAGCGCAGCCGCGGCGATTCCCGGCTGCTCGATTGGCCGGATGTGCTCTGGAAGATCGTGCGTGAGCAGGCCGAGGAGGGAGAGGACCCGGCAGCCGATGGGGGTAAGCGGTTCTTCTCGGCGCACGGTCGAGACGTGGCGGTCGCCGAGGGTTTGCTGGAGTACCTGCCGGAGACGGGCGGGCTGCTGCTGCATGAGGGTGGCCGGGCGGCGACGAAAGCGCGCGACGGGCTGCCGCTGGTGGTCCAGATCCTCTCTGATCCCGAGTTCATCGGCGGCCTTGGCATGCGAGCGCTGACGGCCAAACTCGGCGAGAGTGGCGTCGGATTCCATGCCGCGCGCAAGATCATCAAGACCGCGATCGAGGAGTCGGTCATCCTTGTCGGTGAGGGTGCCCGTAACGCCAAGGTCATGACATTGAACCCATCAGCGGCGAGGTGGTCATGACCCTACGCAGATGCTTCGACTGTTTCAGTGTTTCAGTCAGTGAAACAGTCGAGTTGAAACAGTCAGCACGGTGTGTGACTGGCGACTGTTTCAGAAACCCTAAAGGGTTTCTGAACACAGGTCGCGAAACAGTCACCCCGTCCACCGTATGGCTGACCGGCCCGAAACAGTGGATGAAACCCATCCGCGACGGATTGGGCGGTCTCGCGTTCACGTTGGGTGGCCTCGTTGTGGCAGCCCAATCAAACGCTGGGACATCAAACATCAACCGGCGTGTGATTGAGCGTCGGGAGTCGCAACAACGCTCCAGGGAGGTTCTGGGATGCCTGATGCAGTGAATCCGTCGATCGGCGCGAAAGCGCCCCCGCCGTTCGTGTCGTTCTTCGTGCCGGGGAAGTCTGCACCGCAAGGTTCAAAGCGACATGTCGGCAGGGGGCACATGGTGGAAAGCTCGAAGGACCTGAAGCCGTGGCGTTCCGATGTCGCGGTCTTCGCGCAGCAGGCCATGGCTGGCCGACCCATCTACGTCGAGACGGCGTTAGCTATGGAACTGACCTTTGTCCTCCCGCGCCCGCTGTCGCTGCCGAAAACTAAGCCGACTCCACCGGCCATCAAGAAGCCCGACACCGACAAGCTGGAGAGGGCCATTCTGGACGCGTTGACGCATGTGGTCTACGACGACGACTCGCGTGTGATCGACCTCCACGGCCGAAAACGAACCGCCGAGATCGGTGAGACGCCAGGTGTGTCGATCTTCATCGCGCCCGCGACGGAATGGAACTGGCGATGATCGGCGTGACATTCGGGGCGCTCCAGCCCGGTCAGTGCGCACTCTGCGGAAAGGGCTACTCGCTGGGCGCGCGGGTGACGTACCGGAACCATGACGAAGAGCCAGTGCATGTCTCGTGTGCGGAGCTGGCCGATGCCGAGTAGAGAATTCGAGGCGGCCTACGAGGGTCACTGTTTCGACTGCGGCGAGATGATCGCAGTCGGTCAGGATGTCATCTATGACGATGATGGCGACCTGGTGCATGCCGGGTGTTACAACGACCCAACGTCGTTTGACCCCAACGGTGATGACGAGGTGCGCCACGTCAAGTTTGTCGCGGTCAAAGAGTGCGACGACCGAAAACCCTGCGAGGCTTGTCATCTCGTGCATGCCGGGGAGTGCTTCTGATGGACTGGACATTCTTCTGGTTTGAGTTCGCGCATAACCTCGTCGTCGGGTTCACTGCGATCAGCCTCTATCGAGTGCTCATGTGGTGGGTTGGTCGATCCCGATGACCGATCAAGACGTACTGGAGGCTCTGGAGTTCGCACCCGATCATGGGCCTTGTGAGTGCGTCAAATGCGGGCTGAATGAAGATCAGCCCGAGCATGAGGGGCGCTGCGGCAAGCCAGCCAAGTATCGCGTCGAGATGCACATGATCGACAAGTGCACTCAGCCCGGGCTCACGCCGAGTGGCGGCACGATCTTCTTCGTCTGTGCGCGCTGCATGCTGATCGGTGAGCGCGTCGCGGCGCGGATTGCCGCGGCCAATCAACGATTGATCAAGGAACGCGACTTCGTGCTGATGTGCACCACATGCCAACGGCCGCTAAATGATCCACACAACATCATGGAGGTTGAACCACTCGATGAGTGAGGTACGCCGTTGTAGGGCTGGCCGACTGTGCGACGGCTACGAAGTAGTCGCCGGGCAGCGTCGTGCCGCCGAAGTGACGGGCGAGGCGTATCTATGCGAGGCGTGCCAGCTCAAGACGCGAAAACTAATCCGCCGCATGCCCAATGACTGGTGCAAGCTGAAACTGACGATAGGGGAGAAGCGAGCGCGCGGCCAGGCCGAGGACATCAGCCGCAGACCCAAACCCGGCTCAAAGGTGCTGATCAACGTGGACACCGCCGAGCTGATGGGTGAGATCGTCGATGTCTGCGACCGCTCTATACGGCTGGCACTAGGCAGGGGTGAGCGCAAGCGCTACCGTGGTGACGCGGTGGTCGGTCAGTCCTCGGCCGACAGATACGACTTCCGGGTGGTGCTCAAAGCTGTTGACGTGGTGACCAAGAACATTGACGTGCTGGCGTCCTCGCAAGAGGGAACCATGTTGGCTCTCAAGGTGTTCGACCTCGGTTATCGCGTCCGACGGCATCTCGGCGAGACACTGTACCGAGAGAAGCAACACCTACCGTGTCCCGTGTGCGGCGAGCTGGCGCTGGTCAAAGAGGTGCAGGACAAACGTCAAAGTGTCAGCTCAGCCAACCAAGAGGACATCACGCCTGAGGTCATCCGCTGCCTGGCGTGCAACGGTGGGCCCAACCAGGACGGCACATGGACTGAGGCCGAGTACAAGTGGCTCCAGTCGATGGTTCTCACAGATCAGGAGGAGCACGAGATGCTGAAATGGCTACTTGCGGAGGCGGAATGGCAGCGCGACGTATGCGCCTGGCTGGCCGTCGAACGGCAGTGGTACCTAGAGCTGGCGTGCGCTACTACCGGAATGCCGTGGGAACGCTTCCTGACCGCGCTGGAGGGTACGGCCGACCGATGAGCACCAACGTCCACGTCTACCGAGAGTCACGCGAGGTTAGGAACAAGCGCATCGCGATCATCGCGATCGACCTGCTGACGCGAGTGGTCGCCGGTGACATCGAGGACCCAGCTGCGGCGCTCGCGCGATTCCATCAGGCACGCGTTGATGAGCACGTGTACTGGACGCAGCCGAGCATGATGCCGTACGACCCTGATCAGTGGTTGACGGCCAATGAGATGGCCGAGATCGCTGACGTACTGCCGAGCACGGTTCAGCAATGGAACTACCGCGGTTACATAACAAGTTCCGAGGCGCACGACGGAACCAAGCTGTACAACGTCGGCGAGGTGAATCGCTACCTCGCGCGCAGACGACCGCGCGAAGCCTGATCTATACTGATCAGGCACCTTTCCGCAAAGGTGTCGTTGTTGTGATGGACGAAGGCCCTCGGACCCCTCCGGGGGCCTTCGTTGTATGTCGGGCGCGCCATCAACTACCGGGCAACACAATGTCCACTACACGTCGTATCATGAGCAACTGACAGACCCATCCCAAAATCCGGTCCAGGCCTTCCGTCGGAGGCGATTTTGAATCCATCAGTGCTGATCAATGGGGTCGAGTTCGTACCGTCCGACACGCCGACGCAATCGCATATCGGCGTCGCGATCACGACGCGGAACCGTCCCGAAGTCCTCGCCACAACACTTGAGCATGTCCGGCGCTTTACGCCGGGTGCGACGGTGGTTGTCGTTGACGACGCATCCACGCAGCCAGGCTTAGGTATCACCTACCGATTCGCTGAGCGTGCTGGCGTCGCCGCGGCCAAGAACAAGTGCATTGAGCTGCTGGTTGATGCTGGCTGTACCGAGCTGTTTCTTCTTGATGACGACTGCTATCCGATCAAGCAGGGCTGGACAGATCTCTACATCGATAACCCAGAGCCCCACCTGTGCTATCTGTTCAAGACGCTTGACGCGAACGGTAAACCCGTGGGCACGCCGGAGACCATCTATGAAGACGGTCGGACGCGCGCATTCAATCACCCAATGGGGTGTCTCATCTACCTGAACCACAGTGTCATCGAGCGCTGTGGTGGCATGCGAACCATCTTCGGCGTATGGGGTCATGAGCACGTCGAGTACAGCCTTCGCATCAACAACACCGGCCTGACTACCAATGCATTTCAGGATGCCGCGGGTTCAGCCGAGTTCATCTATTCGATGGATGAGCACTGGCACAAGCATCCCGAATTCAAGCGCAGCGTCAACGATCGTGAGCGCCAGACGCAGATCGAGCGCAACGATCATCTGCTGGCCGAGCTGCGCGAGACCACGCACGGATTCGTCCCATACCGTCAACTGGGCAATGAAGTCATCACCACCATGTTGACGAAAGTGGTTGATCCACAGCGTAAGAACGCTTCCAAGTTGGTGTCAGCCGACTTTCAGGCCTGGCGCAAGTCGATCAGAGGTGCGAGGTCGATCATTCTGGCCGACGAACCCTATGAGCACGACGGAGGCGCAGGGGCGTCTGTGGAGTCGGGTCTGAATCCATACCTCCAGCGCTGGATAGTCTGCTATCGCTATCTGCGCGACCACGAGAGCGCGTGGGTATGGATGACCGATGGCACCGACGTCGAGATGTTGCGCGAGCCCTGGGGCTTGATGCGTGAGGGTGCGCTGTATGTCGGGCATGAGCCAACCGTCTTGGACATCCCCTGGATGCGCCAGAATCATCCGCCATATCAGCAGTGGATAGCCGAGAATGGTGGCGCTCAACTACTCAACGCAGGCGTCGTAGGTGGTGATCACGCGACGCTGCTGGACTTCTGCGCCGACATGGTGCGTGAGATCTTCCGCGTGGGGCCGAGCAAGGTCAAGGGTGATATGGCGGCATTCAATTACGTTGCACGCTCGCCCAAATGGCGTGAGCAGATCGTTTGGGGCAGTCAGTGGCTCACCACATTCAAGGCCAACGAGCGCAACGACTGGAGCGTCTGGAAGCACAAATGATGACTCTCGATGAGATCGCGCAGAAGCATGGCACAGACAAGTCGTCGCTGAATCACAATTACACGGCGATCTACGAGCCACTGCTAGAGCCATTGCGCGACAAGCCCATAACGCTACTGGAGCTGGGCTGGGGTGGCCACGAGGACCCAGACTGTGGTGGCAACAGCGCCCGGACGTGGGCTGAGTACTTCCCACATCCTGGCGCTGAGATCATTGTGGTCGAGCTGGAATCCAAGAACGTCCAGCCTGATGACGACGAGCGCATCACGCTCTGGCAGGGTTCGCAGGATGATCAGGGGATGATAGATCAGCTAGCCGCGGTCTATGGGCCATTCGATGTGATCATAGATGATGCAAGTCATCTGTCATCCAAGACGATTCGCTCATTTGAGCTACTGTTTCGCCACGTCTCACCGGGTGGCATCTATGTCGTGGAGGACACGCACGCGTCCTACCATGAGCACTATTACGGGTCCATGGAAGCCAACGAGAACCCCGAAAAGCGCAGGCGCGATGGCGAGTTCACGATGATGCAGTTCTTTCAGCGGTTGACCGATGAGGTCAACTACCGCGGTCGCACAGAGCTTGATCTATTCCCCTCCCGCTACGCGTGGAACGTGCCTGTCGAGTCCATCGCGTTCTACTTCAACATGCTGGTTGCGAAGCGGCGATGAACATCCAAATTGGGGTTGTCGCGCATCAGGATCGAATGCTTCAGGCCGAGGGCATGATCGGGGCTGTTGACGCGAACGTGGTCGCGTACGACGATGGCGATCTCGGTTGCGAGGGTAACCATCGTCGTGTGTGGTCGATGCTGACCGCGTATGATTCTGACTGGAGTGTCGTACTTGAAGACGACGCGCAGCCTGTCGAAGGATTTCGCGCACAACTGGAATCAGCTTTGGCGGTTGCGCCCACGCCGATCGTCTCGCTGTATCTGGGCAAGGGCAGGCCCGAGTTCGCGCAGACCAGCATTCGTACGATCGCTCGCGCGCTGTCACCGGAGACGCCGGCCGCCCCGTGCTGGCTCACTGGTCATGTACTGCTGCACGCGGTGGGTGTGGCCATCCGTACACCGCTAGTACGGAGCATGCTGGAGCATCTGGCACAGCCTCCCGCAGTGTTCATGGCACAGGACCACGCGATAGAACACTGGGCCAGCGCAATAGGGCATCGCATCGGATATACCTGGCCTAGCTTGGTGAATCATGCTGATACACCTACGGTTATCGATGAGCATCCCGATGGGGTACCCCGTGGGCCACGCATAGTTGACGGGGCCATAGTGGTCACCCCGCGTAGGGGGTGGCGGGTTGGCACACGCGAGCACTGGTCAAGCGATGAGGTCAAGCTGACCCTGAGGAGACCGCATGTACATCGCTGATCCGTATCCCTCTGATCATGGTGGATCATCCGAGTTCGCAGGCGGTGGCAGGCAGAGGGTGTACATCACTGCTGACCACACTGTACTGATCGATGGCGTGCAGGTGCCGGGGCTCATTGCCGAGGGTGGGGTGACGGTACACCTAGGTAGTACCGATACCAACACGCTCAACACCTTGACCCTCACGCTCTTGGTCTCGGACATAGAGATCGATGACGTTGTGGTTGACGACGTTACGGTTCTCGAACGGGTCACCGAAGACATCAACGACGCATCACAAGACTGAGATGGCGTGGGCGGGTGACGGTCGAGGCACTGGGACCAACGTTCCGGCGTCTGTACGCCGCGCTGTGCGCATCAGAGACAACGATGAGTGTCAGTTGCGCTACGACGGATGCACGGGTGTCTACGAAGAGCTGGACCACAAAGACGGTGTGGCCCAACGGGGCATCGATAGGCGCATGACCCTCACCGTGGACGAACTCCAGTGCGTATGCAGCCCATGCCACAAGAAGAAGACGGCTAAGCAAGCGGCTCAAGGTCGTACCCGCAAGCGGTACCGGGACCCAGAGCCACACCCAGGACGCAACCGATAGCTCACGCGGGCGCAGAGGGGCTGGGGAGGGGAGCCCCCTGGGCCCCCGGAAATCCCCGGTTGGCATAGGCGCTGGGGCTCCGCCTGGGTCTGGACCTTTTCGACCCCGGCTGAAACATGCGGCCTATCCGCAGCTAGGGCACTGTTTCGCGACTGTTTCAGTGCCAACTCTGACCGAAACGGTCGCGCGAAACGCGCACAGAAAGAGCAGGCACCCATGGCTGGAATAGGCCCACGTCCCAAGGACCCGGATCGGCTCGCAGGACACGGCGCGCGCCGTGGTCGGGACAACGTAATGCGCATCATCCCGGCAAAGCCTGTTGAACAGCCCCCGCTACCGCAGTTCGACCTTGAGGTCAGCGTGGAGGGTGAGATCGTCGCGCAGCGGTTCAAGTGGCCCGCGCGGACGGTCGAGTGGTGGCAGATGTGGAAGGAATCGCCGCTGTCGAAGGAGTTCACTTCGACGGATTGGTCGGAGCTGCTTGATACCGCGGTGCTGCACGCCCGGTACTGGACTGGCGACGTGAAGGTGGCCGCCGAACTGCGGTTGCGCGTTGCCAAGTTCGGCGCGACGCCGGAAGACCGCGCTCGTCTGCGCATTCAGTTCGCCGCGGCCAATGAGGCCGATAAGAAGGCCAGCCAGCCGAGCGGGAAGTCCGATGGCGGGTCCAAAGGGCGGTACGGGCCGCTGGGGTCGACGGGCTAATTGCCCTGGAAGCCAACGGTCCCCGGTGAGCGTCCCACGCTCGGCTGGGCCGTACTCGACTGGATAACCGAGTACCTCCAAGTCGTTGACGGCCCCAGCCTGGGTGAGCCGCTGATCTTCACGCCGGAACAGGCGCATTTCGTCGCCCGACTCTATGAAGTGGACCCGCTGTTCAAGCCTGGGACCGCGATCGTCGGCCGGGCGATGAACAACGGCCGGCTGATCCGCCGCGCGGTGCTTTCCCGGCCCAAGGGTTGGGGTAAGTCGCCGCTGGTGGCCGCGTTGTGCATCGTCGAGGCAATCGGCGATGTGGTCATGGACGGCTGGGACGCCGATGGCCAACCCGTAGGACGCCCCTGGGTCGATCTCGGCATCAAGCCGAAGGTCCAAATCATAGCCGTCTCAGAGGATCAGACCGCCAACACCTGGGATCCCTGCCTGGACATGGTGCGCAGCAGTGATCGGCTGCTCGATGACTACGACGTTGACCCGATGGAAACGTTCATCACTGTTCCGCGTGGCCGAATTGAGGCCGTCACGTCAGCCGGAATCAGCCGTGAAGGTTTCCGGCCCGTCTTCACCGCCATGGATCAGACCGAGAGCTGGACCGAGACCAACGGCGGCCTACGGCTGGCAGGGACCATCCGACGCAACCTCGGTAAGGTCAACGGCTGCTCTGTCGAGACCCCAAACGCGTTCCTACCTGGTGAGAACACCGTCGCCGAGCGCTCATGGAAGACCTACCAGGCGCAGCTCATCCGCGCGGAGCGCCCACAGGGTGAGGGCCGGGTGCCCGGTGGCCTCTACTACGACCACCGCGAAGCGCCACCGGAAACCGACCCGTCCGACTACGACTCGCTGCGCGAGGGGCTGCGGGTGTCGTACGGCGAGTCAGCCGATGACAACGGCGGATGGGTCAACCTTGATCGCATCATCCAGGAATATTGGGATGACGACACCGACCCGCAGGACGCGCGCCGGTACTACCTGAATCAGATCACTCACGCCTCGGATCAGTGGATCAGCCAGATCGAGTGGAGCGCGATTCGCGTTGGCGACGAGGACAAGCCAGACCCAAACCCCATCAAGCCAGGCGACTTCATCGCGGTTGGATTCGACGGCTCACGCGGCCGTCAGCGCGGAAAAGCTGACGCCACAGCGCTGATCGGATGCCGCATTCACGATGGCCGACTGTTCACAATCGGCATCTGGCAGGCCGAGAAACACGAAAAGAACTGGGTACCCCCGGTTCACGAGGTGGACGCGGCGGTGCGGAAGACGTTCGCAGACTTCCGAGTCATCGCGTTCAACGCCGATCCAACCGGCTGGACTGAGCAAGTTGTGGCATGGGAAAAGGACTTCGGGCGACGGCTTAAGGTCAAGTGCTCCGTCAAGAATCCAATGATGGCCTGGCCGAAGGGCAAGGGCGTCAACGTAGTCGAGCACGTCGAGATCTTCCGTCACGCCGTCGTCACCTCCGGTCAGGATGCCGACGCGGAGGACTCCGTCATCACGGTCAGTCACGGCGGAGACCTCGCGCTGACGCAACACATTCTCAACGCACGAAAACGCGCCGCCAGCCGCGGCTACCTGATCCACAAGGCATATCCAGAGTCCCCCAACAAGATTGACGCCGCATACGCGGCAGTCATGGCGTACAAGGGGCGGCTCGACTGCTACGCGCAAGGCATCGGTGTACGCGTCAACTCATCTAGCCAGGGAAGGATGGTAGTGCTCGGATGACCACTGCAATCGCGCTGCCGTCGCTTCAGTTGTCGAAGGACGAACAAGCCGTACTGATGGATCTGACCACTCAGCTCCAGAAGCACCAGGGCGAAAACCTGATCAAAGAGCAGTATTACGAGGCTAAGCGCCGAATGGAAGATCTCAAGATCGCCATTCCACCAACACTTTCCAACCTGATGTGCTGTGTCGGCTGGCCCGCCGTCGCCGTTGACAGCTTGGTCGAGCGGCTGAACTTTGAGGGCTGGTCATACGAGGGTGACGGCGAGGACCGCGATCCGCTGGGTCTCGATGAGATCTTCCTGGAGAACGATCTCGATGTCGAGTCTGATGTCAACCACACAGACGGCTTGATGTACGGAACATCCTTTGTGGCAGTGTCTTCCGGACTCGATGACGAGCCCGAAGTAGTCGTGACGGTCGAGTCGCCGCGGAATATGACCGCGATCTACGACCCACGGACCCGGCGTGCCACCTCGGCGTTCCTCCAGATCGTTGACCGTGAGCAGCGTGTGGTCGGCGGGCGGCTGATTCTGCCGAACGAAATCATCGCCCTGGAATGCGTCCCGATGGAACTCAGCGCCGCGGGCGTGGGCAACATGCGCGTGGTTGACCGCAACAAGCACAACCTAGAGCGCGTGCTGGTCGCCCAGATGATCAACCGGCCGCGGTCAGGTGCGCGTGGCCGCAATGGCCACTCCGAAATCACCGAAACGCTTATCTCGCACACACAGTCGGGCATGCGAACCCTAGCCAACATGGAAGTGGCGCGCGAGTACCTGGCATCGCCACAGCGCGCGGTGCTCGGCGCGAAGGAATCGTTCTTTGTCGGCGAGGACGGTAAGCCAGTTCCGGCGTGGAAGTCCTACATCGGCCGCATGATCGCGTTGGAGCGCGACGAGTACGGGGAGATCCCGGACATCAAGGAATTCAAGGGCGCCAGCCTGGAATCGTTCTTCGGCCAGATGCGCACGCTCAGCCAGCTCGTCTCGTCTGAAATAGCAGTACCTGCAAACTATCTGGGATTCGAGACAGACAACCCGCCGTCTGCCGACGCAATCCGGTCACTAGAGGGCCGCCACGTCAAGCGCGCAGAGCAGCGCCAGAAGACATTCGGCCGCGGCTGGTCGGAGACCGCGCGGCTGTGCGTGATGGTCCGTGAGGGCAAGAAGTTCAACGAACTGCCCGACGAGATTCGCAAGGTGCGCCCGCAGTGGCGCGACGCCGCGACACCAACCTTCGCCGCCACATCCGACGCGGTGACCAAACTCATCGACAAGGGCGTCTACACCCCAACCTCGCGCGTCACCCGCGACAAGCTGGGCATCAGCCGGGCCGATCAACGACAGATGGAGATCGACGATAAGAAGACGACGGTCACAAACCTCGTCGCGTCGGTCCGTCAAGGTGTCGAGAATGCACGCCAGGACAGCCAGGTAGCGTCCCTGGCTGACCGTAGAGCGGCATCTGTTGGCCAGCCTGGTTGAGCAGGCTCAAGCCCTCCAGAGCGTCCTGGGTGACCTTTCGACGCTGTCCACCAAAGACCTTGTGGGCCTGTACAGGAAACTCGAAAGCGACGGTGCTACCGCTGCCGACCTGCTGAACGCATTCAAGGCAGTCTTTCCCGAGGTAGTACAGCCCTACGTCGAGGCCGCATCCGAGGTCGCCAATCAGTGGTACGGCGAGCTGGCACCCGATGAGCCGTACACACCCAAGGCGGTAGCCGCGATCGACGCGGTGTCGCAAGACCGCATGATGAACTCCCTTGAATGGGCGTTCCGCGCCGCTGGCACCGCCCATCCGCTGACCAGGCTGACGGGTTCGGCACAGCGCATGGTGTTCGACGGCGCGCGCGCGACGATTCTGCGCAACGCCGATACCGAGAAAGTCAAATACTCGCGGTTGGCGTCGCCGGGAGCGTGCGAGTTCTGCCGAGTGATGGCCACCCGCGGAGCGGTCTACCGCAGCGCTCACGCGGCGCAAGCGGGTCATGACAACTGCCATTGCGTGCCAGCCGTCGCCCGCGGAAAGCTCAAGTTCCAGCGTCCGGGGTACTACCAGGACTGGGACGCCGAGTACATCGAAACGGTCAAGCAGCTCGAAGCTGAGCAGATCAAGCCGACGCTCAACGCGGTCCTGTCGAAAATGCGGGCCAACGAACTCGCCGCGTCAGGCAGCGGGCCAACACTGGTAGCGATGTCTACCAAGAAGTCACCGGCACCGGCGGACCTCGCCAAGTGGCTTGACGCTGAGAAACAGCACCAGGCGGACGTGACCGCGTGGCTGGATGCCGAGAAGGTAGTCACCAAGAAGAAGGCCAAGGCCGCAGCGCAGGCCAAGTACGTCGCCAAGAAGAAGGCGACTGCCGAATGGCTCGCGGCCGAGCAGCAGTACCAGACCGACGCGACGGCGTGGCTCGCCGCTGAGAAGGACTTCACCAAGAAGAAGGCCAAGGCCGCAGCGCAGGCCAAGTATGTGGCCAACAAGAAGGCCGCCGCCAATACCGTCGCGTGGCTCAAGGCCGAGCAGGTCTACAACGAACAGCAGACATTCCTTGAGATGGCAGCCGAGGCAGCCAAGGCATCCGCGAAGGTCACCGCAATGGCCAACGCGGCCGCGAACGTCGATCTCAAGAAGGCGGCCAAAGCACTCGCGGCGGCCAAGCATGCGGCCAAAAAGAAGGGCGACACCGCCAAGTACAACGCACTGGCCAAGATGACGCCCGTGGAGTACGCGCAATCCAAGGGCGGCAACACATCCAAGGCCACGACGACGGCCACCGCCAAGGTCACCACGCCAGAGACAGCGCCGACCGCCGGAGTCGGCACTGTATCCACCGCGACCAAGCCGAAGGTCGTCGTTGGCGAGCTGACGGATTCACCGAACGTGCTCGCCAGCACCGGTCAGGTACTCGGCACGCACGGCGCCACGGTGTACACCGACTCGCAGTCTCAGAAGTGGCTGGTCAAGGGTCCCAAGAATCCGAACGATCAATTTCTGGTCACGCTGGATGCGGCATCTGCTGAGCTGCAGGCGAAGTCGGGCTTGACGACACCAGCGATGTACATCATGACGGTAGGCGGTAAGCGCCAGTCCGTCCAGTACATGTTCCCTGGCAGCAAGAGCGCCTTCCCATCTGGGGTTGATCTGTCCACAATCAGTGAAGCCGATCTGTTGACCATCCAGAAGCATCACGCGCTCGACTGGTTAATGGGTAACCACGACAGCCATGCTGGACAGTTCATTCGCACTGGTGGCGGCGAGATCGTCGGCATCGACAAGGGTCAAGCGTTCAAGTATTTCAGCGGTGACACGCTGGACTGGAACTACCACCCCAACGTCAAGCACGGCACGCCAGAACCCATCTACAACACGCTGTTTCGGCAGTACGCCGAAGGCAAGCCCGGTAAGTTGCTCAATCCCTCGGGCGACGAACTGGCGAGCTATATCCAAGGCCTGCAATCGATCCCAGACAAGGAGATCCGCAATCTATTCCGGCCCTATGCCGAAGGTGCAGTCAAACAGGGAAAGCTGTTGGCCGAGGCGAACGGCAACATTGCGACGAACAATGTTGACGCGTTCCTGGATGCAGTTGTTGCCCGAAAGAACAGTCTCGCAACTGATCTGAGCTCCTACTACATCAAGGCAGTCGAGAAGCGTCTGACGAACACCAAAGTCAAGGGCGAGGTCATTACCGTGCCCCCGGGGTTGAACATAACCCAGGGCGATTTCCTGCCACCGTCTCCGATACCGACCGGGCCGACTCCGATCCTAGACGGGGACGTGCTGAAGAAGGCGGGCAAGGCGCTCGCGTCGGCCAAGTACGTGGCGAAGAAGAAGGGCGACACCGCCAACTTCGCCCAACTGTCGAAGATGACCCCCGCGCAGTACTGGCAGATGAAGAACGGTAACGCGACACCAGCTGCGGCGCAGCCCGTTACAAACAAGCCGACGAAGTCGGCCAAGATGCTCGAATGGGAACAGGAGTTCCTTAAGAAGGCCGGCTCTGGCGGGTTCTTCCAGCCCGTCAAGGCGTACGCGGTCGAGAAGGGTATCAAGCTCTCCGAGGCGATCCCCGAATTCGACAAAGAGTTCGGCATCGCGGCGCTCACTACCGATCAGTTGGCGAACCTGCTGGGCTACTACGACGTTGGGGTTCAGACCAAATGGCTCGGCAAGTACGGTGACGCACTCGGCGACGACATGGCCAAGAAGGCGCTGGACAAGCTCAAAGCCCAGGGTAACTCCAAGATCAAAGAACCGCCGAAACCTGTCGTCATCAAACAGGGTACGAAGTACACACCCGAACATGAGCAGCCCGCTGGCGAGCTGACCAAGCTCGGCAAGACGGTTATCGCCGACTCCAAGGCTCCCGTCGGGTCTGCCGACAACCCGCACGTTTTCGATGCCAGCGGCAAGGCAGTTGAGTGGCAGCAGTTCGGCTCGCTGATGTCGCCACAGAATGCCTCGGCTTGGAAATCCAACCAGCACAGCGCCATCAAGTCGTACACCGGCAGCGGCTACAGCACAATGAACGCGCACGCTCGCGAAGACAAGGTGCCGTCAGCCAAAACCAAGGCGCTCGATTCGGCGTTCTACGAGCACAATCCGTTTGAGGAGCACATCGTGCTCAGCCGCGGTACGCACGCTGTCGAGTTCAACGATGAGAACAGTCTGGGAATGAAGTTCAGTTTCGGCGCTGACATCGACGCGCTCAAGGTGCTGGAGGGTGAGACGTACGTGTCCAAATCCTTCCTGTCCACGTCGATCACCACCACACCGGCATTCCACAACCCGGTTCGCGTGCTCTACAAGATGAAGCCCGGTCAGCGCGGCATCTTCGTCTCAGGCACACCGGATGGAATGGATCAACTGACCTCCGTCGGAACGCATGAGCGCGAGGTTATCCTTCCCCGTAATCAGAAGATGAAGGTGCTGGAAGTGCGCAAGTCAACCGGATCGTCACAGTTCAAGGTTGACGTGATCGTGGAGGTGGTGGATCAACCTGTCTAATCCCATCCCCACACGCTGGTTGCCCAACGGCGTATACGACATCATCAGCGCCGAGCTGGGTACGTTCTATGACCAGCCGGATTATCCCGGCGCGCGCACTGGCGCTGGACGCTACGTGGACCTGTTCCAGGACCCAGGGCTGGAACACCCAGTCGGGCGACTCTGGACAAACGACGAAGACGCTTGTGGTCTGCTGCACGTGGCAGATGGCGACGAGATGCTTTACGCGTACGTCGCCCTGTCAATTCGTCGCGAGCTGCAGCAGGGGAGTGCCGCGAAAGACGCCTTCGAGCAGATGCGTGCAGAGTGGAATGAAGACGGCACGTTAACGACGACGAATCTCGCGGACATCGAAGATTCTTCGATCGAACTTAACGCCAATATCTAACTCTTAGAACAGAGTTCGGCCCCTAACAAATAGTTAGGGGCCTTTTTCATGCCCAAAATCGCTATCTAACAAGCGATCTGGGCGTCTCAGACTTCCGCTCACACCCGAGCGGATCGCCCGAAACGGGCGCCCCTCTATGCGAAACGCAGGAGAGATCTCACATGTCAGAAGAAGCCGGAACCCCCACGCCCAACTCGATGCCCGGAGCGGCCGAGACCGCGGCTGGTCAGCAGCCAGACGCGACGGGGGAGAGCATCGACGAGCTGGAAACGTCGTATGACGAACAGCTCGCGGCGCTAGAGGGCGAACGCGACCAGTGGCGCGACCAGGCTCGTAAGAACGAGGCTCGCGCAAAGACTAACGCGGCCAAGGCGAAGGAACATGATCAGCACTTCGCCGAGTACAAAGCCGCTTTCGATCGCGAACAGCAGAAGAAGGAAAGCGAGAAGACACCTGATCAGCGCGTTCTAGATCAGGCGGCGCAGGATCGGGCTCGTGCCGAGAAGGCCGAGGCTGACAAGGCCGAGGCAGACGCTCGCCTTCTGAGATACCAACTGGCCGACGGAATTCCACCGTTTGCGCTGCCACTGATCACGGCGACTTCTGAGGAAGAGATCACCGCCGAGGTCGAGGACCTAAAGGCCAAGCTCACTGCCTACGTCACCGAGGTGACCAATAGCCAGTCGCGCCGGCCAGCCCCCGATCCGGCGTTTGGGCGCGGTGGTGCCGCTGGAGCAACTCCAGAAGAGCAATTCGCCGCAGCGCTCAGAGGCGTGATTTAGCAACCACTTTCATTTGAAAGGAGGTCACACCCATGGCTGGTGTGGACATCAACCGGACTACAAACGGGGTGCTTCTGCCCCCGGCTGTGTCCCAGCAGATCTGGCAGAACGTCCAGCAGGCTTCGATCATTCAGCAGCTCGTGCCGCAGATTGATCTTCCCGCTGGTGGCCTGTCCATCCCGATTATCACGGGAGATCCCCAGGCCGAGTGGGTCGATGAGACCGACGAGAAGCCGGTTAGCCGCGGATCGCTGAGTTCCAAGAACATCAAGGGCTACACGCTTGCCGTGATCGTCCCGTTCTCGAACCAGTTCAAGCGCGACCTTCCGGGCCTGTATAACGCCCTTGTCAGTCGCCTTCCGCGTGTCCTGGCCAAGAAGTTCGACCGTACGTGCCTGGGGTTCGATCCCTCGCCCGGTACCGGATTCGACACTCTCGCGGCTGCACCGACCGCTTCGATCGCAACCAACGTTTATGACGGTTACGTCGATGCGTTGGAATCGGTCGCCGCGGTGGAGGGCTCCGACGTAGAGCGCTGGGTCCTCACTTCTCAGGCCGAGATCGCAGCGCTCGGCGCCAAGGACACTATGGGCCGTCCGATCTTCATCGACTCGGTTACCCGCGAGGGCCGCGTTGAGCGTGAGATCCTGGCGCGCCCCGTCTCCAAGACGCCACACGCCTACAAGGCCGGTTCGCCGTCCACCGTGGGCTTCGGTGGCGAGTGGTCCACCGCAATGTGGGGCTACGTGGAGGGCCTGTCCATCGACATCTCCAGCCAGGCGAGCTTGACTGACGGTGCCGAAACGCTGAACCTATGGCAGCGCAACATGTTCGCGGTCCGTGTCGAGTTTGAAGTCGGCTTCGCTGTTCGCGACGTGAACCGCTTCGTCCGCATCACGGGCGCCAACGCCGCCTCGGGCAGCTAGTCAGGAGGGAGCGGACAGTGGCCGCCGTTGCAATCACCAGAGGCGAGATTCAGGCACATCTACCGGGTGCGCCCGATGAAGTGGTTGACCGTCTCATCGCTGGCACGATTGCGCGAGCGGCCCTGTTCGCGCCCTGTATTTCCTCTGCTGAATTCCCACCCGGCAAGGCGGCCGCCGCCAAGGACATCCTGATTGATGTCATCGTGCGCGCCGCAGAGTCGGGGAGTGGCGTACAGAGCAACATCATGGCTGGCCCGTACCAGGTCAGCTCTGATACCTCCAAGCCGCGACGCCGGCGCTTCGAGACCGACGAGATCCGTGATCTCAAAGCCCTCTGTGGCATCAAGTCCGGCGGTGCGTTCACCATCACCCCGACCTATGACGCTCGGGATGCGTATACCGAGGACGTGACGCCGGAATGACGATCGTGGCGGCGATCCCTACCAACCTGCTGGGGGCGCTGCACCGGTACGACCCGACCGCGGTCAACGCGGAGAATGCGCCAGTTCGCACATGGACGCCACCGAAGGATCAGCTCGGCATTCTGTTTTGGTTTCAGGCGGCCGCGCCCCCTGGTGGCGCTGGGGACCCCGAATACATCAAGGATCGATCAGTCGATCGGGTTGAGCTGTACATCCCACCCGTGCTCGTTGACATCGACGGCAACGCGATGGACGACCCCTGCTCGATGGATGTCATCGACCTACCCGACAAGAACTCACTGCGCGGTGTGCGACCCGGACGCTCGGGGATTCTCCAGGCGCTCGACGCCGACCGAATCGTGTGGACCCGCTACGAGGTTCAGGGTTGGCCGCGCGACTACACCAATGGCTTTCACCTCTGGCAACCCGGCAAGGTTGTCGACCTAGAAAGGGTCACCTGATGTTTCGCGCTTACCTCAAGAACGGCGAGTACGTCGACTTCCCCGAAGGCGGCAAGGCCGAGTGGGAGACCGAAGAGGTCACCAACAACCTGGTCGTCAGCACCGAGACTCGGGTGGCCATTTTCAACGGCGACCAGTGGACGCACGTAATCGAGGACCGTGAGAGCGATGGCGACTAGCCGAGTTCGCATCGTCCACAAGGTGAACGGTTACTTCAAGATTCGTGGTGCGTCGGGTGTGCGAAGCGACCTGGAACGCCGCGCGTCGGCGATCGCCGCGGGTGCCAACGCTGAGGCGGGCACGGACGGATTCAAGACCAGCAGCATCCAGGGTGTCAAGCGCCCTCAAGGTCGCTGGCGTACAACCGTCATACCCACGAACTTCAAGGCCATTCGGCACAACGCTCGACACAATACGTTGGTGAAGCGGCTCCATGGCTGAGCTGATCGTTCCCAAACCATCTGTAGCGCTCGCGGTTCAAGCATTGATCGCGGGACTACCCCAGACTGGCCTGACCGGAGTCTTCGTTTCCTCCAAGAAACCAGGCACCGCAACGGGTCATCGCATCCTGCCGGGCAAGTTCATCCGCGTAACGCGGCTGAACCCGGGCGGGATGCTCAATCGCGTTACCGACCAGGCACATCTGCTGTTCGAGTGCTGGGACGATAGCGGAGAAGGGGAGAAGCTGGCCAACGCGGCGCGTGGGGTGTTGCGCGCTGCTAGTGGCCAAACGATCGCTGGCGGATTCGTGCGTTGTGCCGGTGACGACAACGGGCCCGTGGAATTCCCCGATCCCGACGTACCGAGTCACGACCGCTATCAGTTCACGGTCGACCTGCTCATCTCCACCAACTAGCCCGAAACGGGTGCCCCCTCAGGTCCGGTCCAAGTTCCGACCACTTCTCAGTAGAAGGGGACCAATTATGGCCAATTCCAAGAACATTTGGGCGGCAACTCTCCACGAGGACGGCGGTAGCTTCTACCGTGCCCCTCTCGGGACGCCGCTGCCCGATGACGCCCTTGATGCGCTTGACGCTGCATTCAAGGACCACGGCTGGATGGGTGACGACGGGTTCAAGGTAAGCCCCAAGCGTGACACCACCAAGCACAAGGCATTTGGTGGGTCAACGGTCAAGACGACCCAGGACAACTACGAATGCACCGTTACCGCCACGATTTACGAGCAGAACATTGTGACGCTCAAGACCGTCTTCGGTGACGACAACGTGACCGTGAGCTACGCGAGTGGTCACGCCAAGTACCGCGTCGAATGGTCGGATGCTCAGCTGCCCCGCAGCTCGTTCATCCAGCGCTACATCGACGGACGGAAGACCGCGCTCAATGTGATCGAAGAAGGCCAGATCGTAGAGATCGAAGACATCGAGTATGTCCACGATCAACTGGTCAAGTTCACGGTCAACATTGACGTGTACAAGCCGGAATCTGGTAACCCCGGCGTCTACTCGCTGATCGACGACCCCGACGCGACTGGCTCGGGCTCCTAGGTCGAAAGTCTCACCCCGGCAATGGTTGTACCTCTGGACCGGACCGCCCTTGCCGGGGTGGGGCCGTCCGGTCAACATCTCTCGAATTGAAAGGTTCGGTCCATCATGGCATTTCGTATCACCCCCGCATCTGAGGCAAAGGTCGAATTTGAGGTGCCGATGAAAGACGGCTCCGTGCTGGCTTTCGCATTGCCGCACATGAACTTCATGGATGAAGACCTAGCCCGGAAGATGAAGGAAAACCTCACCGCGCTAGACGAGCCCGTCCCAGTGCTGGATGCCGAGGGTAATCCGGTTCTCGACGACGAGGGAAACCCGGAAACCGAGGTGCCGCGCCGGACCATGCACGAGACCACCCGAGACTCAGCGCGGGCCATGCTCAGCGCCGTACTCGACGAGTCGCTATGCGACCGGCTGATGACCCTCACGGTCGGTGAGCTTGACCAGATTCTTGCTCACTGGGCCAAGGAATCTCAGAAGCCCGTCGGCCAGGATGGCGAGACGCGCGACAACGGTGAGCCCGGGGTGAACCTGGGGGAATCTTCCGCCTCCTTGAACTCCTAGACGAGTGGGGGGAGGCGATCCAAGCCGATCTATTGGATCGTCAGCTTCACCGCCGGGACATCGGCTCGTCGCTGATGTCCTGGCAGGAGTTTCGCGTGTTCCTGGAGAACCTGGGCGACAAATCGGCTCTGTTCCGTGCGCGCCACCCACGCACGTGGGCATGGGACCTGAACGTCGACCTGCTGTGCGCCATCCTTTTCACGCTCCAGGGTGCGAACTGGCAGCGCGCGGGTGGCCGTGGTGCGAAGCCCAAGCAAGTCAAGCGACCCAGCGATGAGGGCCCATCGATCGACCCGACTGTCCCCATGGCCGTGCGCAAGCAGCGGCATGACGACGAGATCGCTCGTCGCCGCGCGATGCGAGACAAGAAGCGCGGCAGGAAATCACAGATGATCCCGAGAGGAGTGAGCGTTGGCTAAAGGCGTAGAGCTGGCTGTAGGTTACGTCTCCCTCGTCGCGGAGACGCGTGATCTCCAGAAGGGCATCACCCGCGCGCTGAATGCTGCCGGTAACGACGCTGGAGCCGCTGGCCGGCGCATGGGCCGCGATATGGGGCAGGGTGCCTCCGCGTCATTCGGCGACTTCATGAAGAAGGGACTCGCGACCGCGGGCATCGCTGGCGGATTGGCGTCGGTGACCGCTGGCTTCACTGCGGCCGTCAAGTCGGGCCTGGAATTTGAGCGCAACCTCAACACGATGCGGGGCGTCTCCAGTGCCAGCGCCGCCGAGATGGCGCAGATCAGCGCCAAGGCAAGAGAACTCGGCCGCGATGTAACCCTTTCGGGCACTTCGGCGCAGAGTGCCGCCGCAGCGATGACCGAATTGGTCAAGGGCGGCTTGAACGTCAAACAGGCCATGGAAGCCGCGCGCGGCACGGTGCAGCTCGCGGCGGCTGCGCAGGTAGACGCGGCGACCGCCGCGACGATTCAAGCTCGCACGCTCCAGACATTCCACCTGGACGCCAGCCGTGCCGCGGATGCCGCCGACGTACTGGCCAATACCGCCAATGCATCCACCGGTGAGATCACCGACTTCGCCTATGGCATGCAGGCTGGTGGTGCGGTCGCCGCTCAGTTCGGGCTCACGATGGAAGACACCGCCACGGCGCTGGGCATCTTCGCGAACAATGGCATCGTTGGCTCGGACGCCGGAACGATGCTCAAGGCAACGCTGCTGGCTATCACCGATTCAAGTAAGCCCGCACAGCAGGCGATCGAAGAGCTTGGGCTGACGCTCTACGACCAGGACAAACGGTTCGTCGGTATTCGATCTCTGATGGATCAACTGAGTCAAGCGTCAAATCGCATGAGTCAGCAGGACTTCCAGTGGGCGACCAACAAGCTATTTGGGTCTGACGCCGCGCGCATCGCAGGCATGAACACTACCGCCGCTGCATTTGACAAAATGTATGCAGCGGTCACGCGGCAAGGAGGCGCAGCGCAACTCGCAGCAGCGCAGAATCAAGGATTGCCAGGTGTTTTCGAGCGCCTCAAGAACACACTGGACGATGCGAAGCTGGCCCTGTATGACGTGGTTGATGGACCGCTTGCGCAGGTTGGCAACTGGGCCAACAGCACTCTCGGAGATCTGTTGGACGCCCTCAAGGGTGACACCAGTAGCGGCGTCTTCTCGGACATCACCAAAGAGGTCAAGCAGGCATGGCCGGATATTCAGAAGTTCGGCAAGGCGCTAGCGGAAGTCCTCCAAACGCTCGGCAGCGCGGCGTGGACCGGGTTCGTTGAAGCGCTCAAGATCGCCGGAGATGTCATCGGATTCGTCGCGCCGCTGCTGAGTACGGTCGCGAGCGCATTGGACGGCCAAGAGTCCCTGGTGACTGCGGTCGCTGTTGCGTGGATGGCGTGGAGGTTTATCCCCACGCTCCTAGACCGGCTCCCCGGCCCGCTGGGCAATCTGCGGCAGACCTTACCCGGTGTCGTCACTGGCATGCGCAGCTTCCGTGAAGAGATGCAGCTACAGCGCAGTCTCGGGGCCGCGCAGGGTGTCCAGTTGAACGGCATGAACGCGGCCCTTGCCACCATGCAGGCGCGGTATTCGGTGCTTGGTCGCATGGGTGAGGCGTACCGCTTGGGTGTCGATGGTGCCGAACGGTTCGGGCGTACAGCCGGTGTAGCACGTGCCGCAACCACTGGATTGTCCACCGCAGCAGGCGGGCTCATGTCCGCGCTCGGTGGTCCATGGGGATTGGCACTTGGCGGTGCATCGGTCGCGCTGGGGCTTCTTGCCGCGAAGCACCAAGAGGCTGCCGACAAGGCTGCGCAACAGCGTCAGGAAGAAGAAGCGCTACGGGCCACGCTTGACAAGTCCACTGGGCGAATCACTGAGCAGACGCGTGAACAGGTCGCGACGAAGTTTCAGGAGATCAACACCGATCAGCGCGCACGCAGCTATGGCCTAGATCCCACACAACTTCTCGACGCAGCCCTGGGAACTGGTGACCCCAACGCGTACAACGACATCCGTAAGAAGGCTGCCGACATCATCGGCGAGCAGGTCAGCGACAAGGGGATGCGAACCAGAAGCGCGATGATCGATATTCGTAACGCGGGTATCACCAATGAAGAACTGACGCAGGCACTTCTGCGCGAGGGCACTGCGTGGGATGACGTTAACAAGAAGCTCGGCGACTATCAGTCAAACCAGAAAAGCATCAACAAGGACTACCAAAAGGGTGTTGAGGGGCTTCAGGGCTTCATCGACATCATGCCCGATGTACGTGAGTCGTTTATCACGATGACGCAGAACATCAATGAGCAGCGCAACTCCATTGGGGATATGTCACAGAAACAGCGTGACCTCCAGTCCATGCTCGAAGGTACCTGGCGTGCAACCGAAGAAGGTGTGAAGCGTTTCAAGGAGCTTGGCGCATCCATTGTCCAAGTGCCAGATAGCAAGTCGGTTGTCGTCACCGCGTTGACCGAAGACGCTCAGAACAAACTCAAGAGTCTCGGTTACGACGTTCAGAAAATGAAGGACGGCAATTTCAAGGTTGTCGCAGAGACCGACGACGCGAAGCGCCGAATTGCAGAGCTGATCGAGAAAATCAACCAGCCCCACACCATGACAATTCAGGCGCAGATGACCGGTCTGGGCGCAATTCTTCCTGGACCCATGGGGTCTGTAGCGGGTGCCTTGCAGCAGCTTCCAAAGAAGAAGGATGGCGGCGCGGTCTATGGCCCCGGTAGCGGAAAGTCCGACGACGTGCTCATGTGGGGTTCGCAGGGTGAGCACATGCTCACCGCTGACGACGTGGACAACATGGGCGGCCACCGAGGCGTGTTCCAGCTCCGTAGAGCGGCAGCGCAGGGCATGCTTCCGGGGTTCAAGGATGGCGGACCTATTGACCTGGAAGACCTCTTCGGCGGCGACCTAGGTCCGGGTCTAGCGGACGAAGCAGGCTTGCAGAGCAAGACAATTCTCATCAACCGCGCCATTTCGATGCTGTTCGGTGATCGCATTCGGGAGATCGGCGGCATGCGCTCCGACTCGATGCCGTACCACCCGTCCGGGCGCGCACTCGACATCATGATTCCCGATTCCAGTACACCTGAGGGTAAGCAACTCGGTGACGACATCCGTCGGCATCTACTGGAGAATGCCAGTGCCTATGGCCTGGAAGATGTGATATGGCAACAGAACTGGACGGGCGCTAACGGTCAGTCGAATCGGATGGACGATCGCGGTGGCCCGACCGCAAACCACATGGATCACGTGCACGCTACGTCGATCGGTGGCGGTAAGCCGCGCAAGAACACTCGATTCACCTTGCCCGCCAAGGTGCGACGCCAGCTCACCGAGCAGTACATGGCCAACGGCGGCACGGGTACCCCCAATGCGTCGGCCCTGATGGCGCAGATCATGGGTAATGGCGGCATCCCGACTGGCCGCGAAAATGGCGTGAGAGCCCTGGCTGCCGGTGACATGAACGATCGCGGCACCGACCGCAGCGAGGGGTACATTCCTGCCGCTGCCGGTGGTACCGGCACCGCGGGTACCAGTTTCGCCGCTGGGCTGCTCAACATGGGTGCCGAGGCTGTCAACGGGCTCATCGATCAGGCCGCGTCAGCGGCGGCCACGGCAGCATCAGCGGCCGCCACAGTCGGCAGCTTCGGCGCTGGTGGTCAGGCCGCAGGTCCGGCCGCGGCAGCGGCCATCGGTCTCGGCGCGAACGCGGCCAAGCGTGGCGTGAGCTGGGGCTTCCAGATGGCCGGTATCGGAGTGGACGCTCTTGTCGAGCAGTTGTTCCCATTCGGCGCTCCGCGCTGGCTCGGCTACGACTACACGGGCTTTGTGCCGCAGCTCCAGAATCAGGGCGCGGCGACTACGACGCTGGAAAAGGCCGAGGCGCAGAAGTCCGCGGTCGATCCCGGTACCAAGGAACACGGCGAGGGCCTAGGCGCGGCACCTGGCCCCGAGCTGCCGGGTGCACCCGTCCAGGCCGGTCAGATGCCGGGCTCTGGCGCACCCGGTGCGCAGACTCAGCCACAACCTGGCGCACTGCCGGGTGTGGGTGGCGGCCAAGGTCCGTTGCCTCCGCCACCCGCTGGCTCAAACCCATTCGGCACGAAGACTGGCCCCGGTCCGGCCGCACAGCCACCGACGATGGATGGCCCGCCCACAGCGACCCCGCAGCAGCAGAGCCCGAACTCACCCATGGGTCCGGAATGGCTCAAGATGATGGGCATTTTCGACGCCGGCGGCATGCTGCCCCCGGGTGGCATGGCCATCAACTTGTCGAAGTCGCCTGAGCCTGTTCTGACTGGCCGCCAGTGGGCCGATGTGAGCAGCGCGGCCGCGCGGCAGCCGCTTGAGCCAGGCGCGCTACAGGGCAACGACTACAGCATCAAGGTCGACAGCATCAACGTCAAGGACGTGGACGAATTGATGGGTCAGCTCAACGACAAGCAGAAGCTCCAGATGATGCGGTACGCGGGGCGGCCATGAGTAGCAATCCGTTCATCATCCAGCCCGATCGATATGAGTCGCAGATCCTTTCGATGTGGATTAGCGGTGACGGCCGCCGGTTCCACACGCACGGCGAGGTCGAAGGCCATGAGGGCGTCTGGAATGCCAAGGGCCAGGTACAGGGCATCTATGACGCCCCGGTCAAGACCACCTGGAAGGCGGGCGCGTTCCAGGATGGCGCGACGCAGAAGGGCAAGAAGGTCCTGCATCGCGACCTCACCCTTGGATTCCATTGCATCGAAACCCTCGGTCGCACCATGGAAGAGAACGAATCAGACTTCCGCAAGATCTTCGCCTACGAAGAAGATGAGTGGGACGACGACCCGGAGCCGATCACGCTCGGCGTCGAGACTGAGAAGTCGGGCGTGCGCATGCTCGACGTGTTGATGTATGAGAATCCGGTCATCGAGTCGGAGCTTGATCCGATCAAGCAACAGTACCTCAATCTGATTCTGAAACTGCGTGCAGGCCAACCCATGTGGTACGAGAACCCGGTTATCACCGAGTTCTCGGATGGCGGTACCGACGCGACGGGGTTCATCGAGATCGAGAACCCGACCGATCAGCCCATGCGGCACAAGTGGATTCTGACGCGCGCTGAGTGGGAGATCCCGGACTTCAGTTGGCGCGGCAAGAAGTACGCGCGCAAGCCTGGTGGTGCCTACCGCGCTCGGGTGCTGTCGATCCCGCCGATCACCGCCGTGCAGGGTGGCGCGGTCATCAGTCTGAACAAGCAGGACTTGATGATTCGCGATGCGCACTACACCAACATGTTGCCGCTGATGAATGGCCGTCATTTCATGCACGTCATCCCGCCATACACCCCGAAGCAGCAGATTCCGATCAGCTTCAAGAACGCCCCCGCTGGAGGTGCGATGGCTCAGCTGGTACAGCCGCGCCTCTGGTCGCGGCCGTGGGGTCTTGAGTGAGCGTCAACGACGCCACCGCCGTACTCGACTACGAACCCATTCAGCTCGACTTCGACAACCTAGACCTGCGCGCGCAGTGCGAGGCGATCTGGGACGAGACGATCAAGCAAGAGCGCGCCGAGGTCAGACTTCGCCGTCAGCCTCCGGTCGTTCGCATCTTCGACGGTGAATGGGAACTACATCACGTCCTGGCCACCGAGTACCGAGCCGAATTCTCGTTTATCTCCAACGACTCTGGTCCTGGCCAGACAGACATCCCGTTCACGTCAGAAGTGGCGCAGTGGATTCATGACATGCAGGGCCGCATGGATCGCGGAGAGAAGCGCAACGTCCACATCACCGTGGACTATTGCGGTGCGCGCTGGTCAGGGCGTCTCGACAAGGCAACGCTCAAGTCAGACGAGGATGGCGATCAAACACTAAGCGTCACTTGGCTTCACGACTACGAGAACCTGAAATGGTATAGCGTTTGGAGCAATCCATTCTTGCCTGCGGCGTTCCAGGCACCGCGCGCGTTCATCCTTGCGGGTCCAGTCCCTTGGATTCTGAAAATGAGCCTGTTCCTGCAATTTTTTCGGGAACACAACCCGCTCATCACAATTCCCGACGATCCGCTGAATCTAGCGAGCTGGTTCAGCGGGCTCGACCAGTCCACCTGGAGCATTGTTGTCAAGCCAACCTCATTCTTCGAGGCAATGGCCAGCGGTGCCGTCTGGGGCATGGTGTCGTCGCGTTGGGCCAACTGGCACGACATGGCCAAGATCATGCTCGAAGACGCCGAATACAGCGTTGTGTGCCGCCGCTGGCTAGAGGGTGACCCCGAGCCGTGGCCGGGTGCCAAGCTGCGCAGCGGGACCCTGGTCATCGACATCGTCGATAAGTCCGGCGTGATGATCGGAACATCGCACGGCGGCTCGATGTTCGATGGACTATTCCGCACCGCAGCCGAATTTGCGGACGACTTCATTGACTCGACCGATGATCTGATCGCCGATAATGACATCCCCGAGGACTACTTCATCCCCGGCTTGCGGCTGACCCGCAAAGAGATGCCGTACGTCATCTACCGCGACGGCGACCAATCACCCATCCAGACATCAGAATTCACGGTCTCGCCCGCAAAGGGCATTCAGGTGAACGTCGGTGGACACTCGATGCCTGGCGTCAATGAGGCCATCAGTGCATCTATCCAGGCTGGCTTCGACATTCTCGGCGGTATCGCCCAGATCGGGTCCCTCGGCGGCACTGTGGACACGCTGGTCAAGCCGCTGTACGAAGACACGGTTTTGGCCTGGTGGAGCGTCAAATCGACTCAGCGGGCGCAGAATTCGGGCTGGTCTCGATACTTCGAGTACTTCCAGGATGGCGCAAATAAGGCGTACACCATCGCAGCTCTGATGGTGCTCCGTGCCGGCTTCTGGGCGACGAAGACAACCATCAGTTGCAAGGTGTCGGTGGTGGACGGTGCGCCGTTCATGGTGGGCGACAGCGGCCTTGGTCACTTCTTCCTGGACGATCGCGTAGGTATCGCTCTACGCAACGACACCCGGAACCGAATCCAGATGGATCGGTGTCGGCGCATAGACCTCAAGTGGGACGAAGAGACCCCACCCGAGTGGCAATTAACCATCGGCGACGAGCGCGCGCTACAGGACCCGGCACAGCGGGCCTGGGGCAAGATCGAGTCCATCGTCGCCGCCCTGCGAGATCTGGGAGTGTACTAGGTGACGATGCCCGCGATGAATCCCAACTTTGGGATGAACGGTGCCAACGCTCAAGACTACGAGTTCTCCAAAGGCTTTCCCACGCGCGAGAATTGCGACCTTGAGAACCCGCGCGAGATGTTCCTATGGATGCTCGTGGCGCTGCCTGGTGTCGTCGGCGCTCAGCTCGTGATGCCCATCGGCTACAACATGGCTGTCTCTGAGCACCTATACGAATGCGGCGCGGGCCTGGTGCGCGAACCGGTCAAGAAGTGGATTCCACCCAAGGCCAACGGACCGCACTGGATGACCTCACCGGGGCAGTGGGTGCCGCTGGAAACGCCTGTCGAGGAGGAGCATCCAGCCGACGTGGCGATCAACAAGCTGTCGCGCCTACAGCAGGCCGAACTACTTGAGCGCCTGCTCAAGAAGCGGGAGACGGGCGAGCTGTGACCCAGCCCGATCAGCTCAACCCCGAGCAGGCGGCCAATTACGACAGCCTGGCCGCGTGGGCGGAGATGACCGAGATCGACTGGCGCAACAAGTACAACGCGCCCTATCAGACGGCGCTGGATCAGTTCACGGGCGGGTTCTTCGGCGGCCTTCCGACGGGTATGCCACACAGCCTGGCGATGCTAACGGCTTTGATTCGCAAACTGATCGGCAACCCGTTTGCGATATTCCCGTCTGCCGAGGAGGCACTGGACGCGCTGTTTCAGATTCCCATCATCGGTGATCTGCTGTCGATCGTCTTCCGTGGGACGATTCCGCGTTCTTGGATTTCTGATGTCATCGAAGACCTGATCAGCGGCGCTGGCCAGTTCCTCAACGCGCTGAGCGTGAGTGGCAACCCATTCCTCCAGTGGGACCCCACCAAGCCCGGCTGGCAGTCGGGCGGGTCAGCCAAGATGACCGCCAACGGAACCCAGCAGTCGGCACGCTCGGAGATATTCAATGTGGTTCCCGGACAGATACTTGAGCTACCCGCGGGCACGATGTGGTCGAGCCTGACCGCCACACCGGGGACGAATCCCATCAAGGTTGGCTTCGCAACCTGGGACGCGAACAAGAACCCGTTGCCCGATGTGATCACTGGTCAATTGCAACCCCCCGCAGCTAACGGCATCTGGCAGGCCATGCCGTCTCAGCCCTGGAAAGTCGAGAGCGGAGTGGCGTACGCCGCGCCGCTCCTCATGCTCGATTCCGGTGCGACTTCGGGGGATGTGTGGTTCTCAAATGTGTTGCCACACATGACAAATAAGATCAATCCGCTGGATCTGCAAAGTATCCTAGAGGGTGGAAACAACATTGGCGAAGACATCCAAAACACCTGGAATAGCTTCTGGAATGGCGTGTTTGGTGGCAACGCCATCGGCAAGACGCCGGATGATGTGAAAGCTGCTGCTGGACATGTCACATCGGTAGCCAGCGACGCCAATGCGAATGCCCAGTTCGCGGCATCGATGGTCATTCGGCCTCGGCGCAGTCCTCGCTGGATCTCGACCGGAACTCACGATGACGTTTCGTTCCCAATCATTTCAGCCCAGTCGATGTTTACCCCCGCTCTGAATGACATCACCTACATCCCCATCACGCCAGACACGGATCGGGTCTATAAGGCGCTGAAGTTCGGGCTCGTCGGCTCGGCAATGACCAATTGCTATGTCGGCGTCTACAAAATAGAGACAGACGGAACACTTACCCTGGCAGTGAATCTCGGCGATAAGAAGTCGAGCCTGACCGCATCCAAGGTGCAGACATTCGCTATCCCTGGCGGTGTTGGAGTCGGTCGCGGTGAAACCGTGTTCATCGCGGTACGACAGGTTGGTGGCACTGCTGGCCAAATGTTCACCACCCCTTCTTTGCTTCAGGTGACAGAGGTTGTGCAGCCATTGCCGACCTACCCCACAGAGAAGAACAACACAGGCAGCGGGCTTCCCGCGTCTATCTCGGGCGCGATCGTTCGGTCCGAGTCCGCGCCGGCCTGGGGTGCACTCGGTGAGACGCTTCTGGATTCACCGTGGACGGACTTCTCAACACCGGGCACGCATTCCTTCCTGATTCCCACCGATGCTCGCTACATCTACATCATTGGGTCTAGTGCTGGTGGCGGCGGTGGCGGTGGTGACGGTGGTTGGAACAAGCCGGGTGAAGGTGGACGCCGCGGGCTGTGGGCGGCGGTAAGTCTAGAGCGCGGTGTTGGCATCCCCTGGGATGTCACGGAGTTGGAGATCTACCTCCCGTCTGGCGGTGCAGGCGCTCCCGGTAGGGAGCAGAACGGCAGCGCAGGCGGTGCGCTGAATGTTCACTTCGCAGGTAGTCCATTCACGGTTCTACTGAACATCCCCGGTGGTGTGGGTGGTCGACTGGCATATGGCGGGTTTTTCAATCGCGACCCGGTTGGCGAAGCCCAGGTGAACTACCCGTTCTTTGGTCGGCTCTTCGTGGGCGGTCTCGCGGCGGCAATGGACACCAATGGCAATTCGCCTGGTGGCGGCGGCGGTGGCGGTGACGGTGGCGTGGGTGGATCGGCCAATGGCGGCCGTCCAGGTGGTTCCGGCTTCTGCGCGATAAGGACCGCCTGATGCCCCAGGGTTTCCCGGTCAAGAGTTCAGGCGGCCAGTGGTACGGACGATTCGGTATGTCCGTTCCGTCGATCGCCTCGGCGGAGGCGTTCGGTACACCCGAGCTGGTGAAACTGGTCTACAACCTGCGCCCCGCCAGCATTCCATCGGGTGAGGCGATCGGCTCACCGCTGGTTACGTTCCCGCAGTTCACGTACCCCACCGGCATCCCGTCAGGGGAGTCATTCGGTACAGCGCTGCTGCGCAACACATTCAATCCCGTTGCGATTCCATCGGCGGAAGCGTTCGGCACACCCGTGTTCACCGTGGGACCCGTAACAGTGACCCCCACGGGTATTCCATCGGCAGAGGCTTTCGGCACGGCGAAGATCTCCCATGTCGTCATCGTCATCGCTGGCATTCCATCAGCCGAGGCGGTACCCAGCCCGCAAATAAGCCGCAACGTCGCCCCGACCAGCATCGTCAGCGCCGAGGCGTTCGGCGCGACGACAGTCACCCGCGGCCCGATGACCATCGCCACCACGGGAATTGCATCAGCCGAGGCGTTCGGTGCACCCGCGATAACACAGACGGCACTAGTCGTTTTCGACACGGTGGGCGTTGGATCAGAAACGACTGGCTCGCCAACCTCATGCACCATAAGCCCGGCTGCCGGGGCGGATGTGCTGGCCTTCTACTCGGTGGGCAGCATCGGACCACTCAGCGCCACGTACGGTGCGAGCAACTTGCCGATGATCTGCCTTGGCCAGGCGCTCAATGGTGGTGTTGTCATGGGCGCGTACCTGATTCGCAATGTCGCCGCTGGCAGCGCAACCGTCAACATCAACAAGGCCGGATTCAGTTGGGGCCAAGTGGTGGCCGCGTCCTACACGGGTGTTCAGGGCTACGGCCCGGCCAAACAGACGACAGGCGTCGGTACCGCCTTCTCACAATCAGTCACAGTGCCCCTGAACGGCAGAACGGTGCACGCGTTCACCCCGGGCGAGAACAGCACCACCCTGTCGAGTCTCACGGGTGGTACAAGTCGCTATCTCGACAACGCTGGATTCTTGACCCAATCGGTCAGAGACACAGACGCCGACACATCATTTACGGGCTCACTGAGCGCGTCGCGAAACTGGGCCGCTCTGGCGGTCCCACTTCAACCCGCCGCACAGTCTGGGGTGGCTCTCGGATGCAGCTACGGCACTACATCAGAAGGTAACGGAGGCACCTCCACCTTCGATGTCTATGCCGCAGTGGGCGATTACGTGTACTGCGCCGTCGCACAGGACCGCGCCGGCAACCCGTCTTCGGTTACCTGTGCCGGTGCCGCCATGACGCTGGTGGATACCCAGACGTTCACGTCAGGCGTGGGTACTGGATTCATCAAGATCTACCGGAGCGCAATAGCCATGGGATCGGCGGGCGCTAAGACGATTTCGGTGACGGCTACTGGTAGCGGTTGGTGGCGCATGGCAGGAGTTGCGCTGTCCGGTGTCACAGCCCCATCAGGAACCGTAACTAAGACATCGGGTACTTCATCGCAGCCGACACAGGCTGTGACCTGCACCGCGGGTCAGATGATCCTCCAGGTCTTCGGCACTTCCACGGCCCCCACCGGGACCGAGGGTGGTGGCGCATTGTTCCTCTCCCAGGGCGCATCTCAGATTTATCTGATTATGAACATTGCCTCTGAGACAACGACTTTCAAGCTCGCAAACACCTCTATCAACTGGGGTGCCATGGCCGTCGTACTCAGCTAGTTCGCGAGTTCCCTCCACGCACCGGGTCACCTCTGATCCGGGCGTTAGCCCTGCGCAAAAGAAAGTGGAAAGCACAATGGCAAATGCACTGTACGACAAGGGCCGTGAAGCGTTCGCGACCGGTGGCATCAACTGGACCGGTGACACGATCAGGGCTGTCCTGGTGGACACCGGAGCGTACACGGTCAATCTTGCGACACACCAGTTTCTTTCGGATATTGCAGCCGGTGCGCGCATCGCCACCTCAGCGGCGTTGGGCTCCAAGACGGCGACCGCTGGTGTCTGTGATGCGGCCGACGTTACGCACCCCGCAGTATCGGGTGCGAGCGTCGAGGCGGTGGTTCTCATCAAGGACACCGGCAGTGCGGCCACGTCTCCGCTGATCGCCTACATCGACACGGCGACAGGGCTTCCCGTTTCGCCCAACGGTGGTGACATCAACATCGTTTGGGACAACGGCGCGAACAAGATTTTCAAGCTATGAACCCGCGGGTGCTGGGCAAGTGGATCGTCACCGTGGCGCTGGAGGCTGCCCAGGAATATTTCGAGGAGCGGCCCGAACTGCTCGACAAACTGGCAGACAAGTTCGCGGACATTCTCACAGCGAAAATCGCTGCGGCGCTTCCGAAGATCATCGACAACATGACCAACGTGACCCCGTGGAAGATCGACGATGTCGTGCTAGACGGCCTGGCGCAACGGCTAGCCAAGCTGATGCCCTCGTTCCTGCCCGACTTCTTGAGATTCAAGCGGCCGTAATGAATCAGCTCGTCAAGGCCGCGCTCTTCGGTTTGGGGCTCGTCGGTGTCGCCGGACTTACCGCAGGGGTGACATTCCTGGTGATCACGCGGCTCTATTCGCCCGGCGAGAAAGACCCGCGCCTTGTGAAAGGCAGATACGGATGGTGACCAGATGATGCGATTCACTCGCTCCAAGCCGATGCTGACGCGAGAAGAGATTGCGCGCGAAGTGATCTCAGTGGCCGCGATGCTCGCTGTAGAACCCAAGGGTGTCAAGATCGCCCTCGCCACGATCGCTGTGGAGGTCGGCACCACCAACCCCGACTCTGGCGAGTACGGCTGGTGGTGCTTCGCCAATATCAAGGACCCGCAATGCCTGGCGCTGCCACACGACGCCGAGGGAGACGACGGCTACTCTTCGGGGTACTTCCAGCAGCAGGCGCCTAAGGGTGCCAACTGGGGCTGGGGCGGGCTCTTCGGTGATCCCGTCGGCGCGTTCCGGCGCATGGACATTCGCGAGTCCTCACGCATGTTCCTAGAGGCGCTGTTGCGTCTGCCGTACGACTACCGCGGGAACTCGCGCTCACCGGGCCGGATGGCTCAAGACGTGCAGCGGTCAGCGTTCCCGGATCGCTACGACGAGCGCTGGCGCGAGGCCAACGAGGTCTATGACCGCGCCGTAAGTGGTAATCCCGGCGAGCCGGAACAACCCTCGGGACCGTGGACGGGCGACCCGGTATGGCTGGCTGACGTACTGCGCGCCGAGGGTGTGACCGTCGTCGAGTGCTCGATAGGCGATGTGAGTTGGCTGGAGCGCGGCCACGGCGACATGGGCTCGCTCTGGGGCGTCGTCAACCACCACACCGGAAGCAACGAATCCACATGGCAATCCATCTGGAATGGGCGGCCGGATCTGAAAGGGCCGCTTTCGCATATCCATTTGCGCCGTGACGGAGTGGCGGAGCTTGTCGCTGTCGGTGTGTGCTGGCACGCCGGAACGGGTGCGTACGGCGATCTGAGACCCGGAACGGGCAATCAGCGGACCATCGGCATCGAATGCCAGAACGACGGCGGTGGCTCATCGAAGCTGCCTCTGCGCCACCGCAGCTCGTGGCCCGATGCCCAATACGAGGCGCTGGTCAAGATCAACGCCGCGATCAATCACCGTATCGGCGTCGATGCCAGCCGAAGCATCTCACACAAGGAATACGACGACGGTGACCCACAGACCGACGAGGGCAAGTGGGACCCCGGCCAGATCGACATGGACATCTTCCGTGCTGAAGTTCAGCGCCAAATCGGCTCCAAAACAGGAGGTTTCCTCATGGCACTATCTGACGACGAACAGCGCGAAATTCTCAACTTCGTGCGCGAGCAACAGGAGATCGTGGAATCGCTCTCCCCGCTGCGCCATCTCGGCGAGAAGAAGGCGAACAACGTACGCGGATACATCCGGGTGATGGACGCCAACAGTCACGTCGAGGCTATTGAGAAGCGCGCCGAGTATGGCGACGCCAAGGCGATCGATCTGCTGGAGGAGATCGCCGGGGCCGACCCCGACCAGTACCCGGATCGGCAGCGGGACGCCGAGCTGGCGCGCCGCATCCTGGCCAAGGTCAGGGGTGAGAAGTGATCGTTAACGGTCAGTTCGTCGGCTACGGCGAGGGTGATCAGGGGCCCGAGGTTGAACGAGTCCGGTACTACCTCACTGAGAAATTCCGCTGGGCGCGCGATATGGGCATGACCCACGGCGACTACTTCGATGAGCTGACTGAGCGTGTGCTGATTCAGTTCCAGAAGAATGTTGGACTACCGGCGGTCGGCATCGCGAACTACGCGACTCGGATGCGGCTGTATGGGCTCAAACCGCTGCCGTGGCAGCGCATTACCGTGTACACGTTCGCTGGTACCTGGTCTGCTGCGGACTGGGGTTTCCAAGCCGACGTGGCGCGCGGTCTTGACCCCGGGTTCTTCACGTGGGTACCGATCGACTACCCGGCCAGCTTCGGCCCCATCCCCGGGGGGCTGGTCACTGGTATCACGTCGCTGTCTTACCAGGAGTCAGTCGAGGTCGCCGTACGCGCTGGCATCAAGCGGATCGCGGCCACGCCGGGGAAGTTCATGCTCGGCGGCTACTCGCAGGGTGCCGAGGCGGCGTCGCTACTGTTGCGTGAAGTCATCCACGGTGGCTCGCTGTCGCATCGCTTCGCGGACCTAACCGGCGGCTACACCTTCGGCAATCCGTCCCGCGAAGAGAACCACACATGGCCCGGTGACACGCTACCGGGCCGCGGCATCTCTCCGAGACGAATCGAAGGCACGCCGTCCACCTGGCACGATTACGCGCACGCTGGCGATATGTATACAGCCGTGCCGAAAGGTGATGCTGGTGACGACATTACAGCCGTCTATGACGTGCTGACACGTCTCCAGATTCACGACCCATTCCAGATGGCCACAGACATGGTGGCGGCATTGACCGGAAAGGGTGGTCTGGTTGAGCAGATTACCGAGCTGTTGGGCAACCCGCTGAACCTGATCGACGCCGCACGCGCCGCTGGTATCGCGATCCGATTCGCGGCATCCGGTGCGCGCGATCACGGAACCTACGGGATTGATGACGTGATGGACGGCTCAGGGCGTAGCTCTGTCCGGCACGCCATCGACTCGATGAACGCCTATGGCCGCAAAGCACTTGCGGCATAGCGACTTACGAGAGGAACTATCATGCCAAATCTGAGTGAGAAGCTGACATCGACACAGCGAATCGCGCTATACGGCGTTACTTTCGTTGTTCTCACGGGGCTTGCGGCTGCCAATGTCATCGACAAGGAAGCGGTGCCGCCATTGCTGGACATGGCCGGAACAATGCTGGGGCTCGGAGTGATCGGCGTGGCCGGTCGAGTGCTGCACGAGCAGCGGCGAGACGGGTTGTTCTGACGTGAACTGGAGCGGCATCGGAGCCGACAACCTGATGGACTTGATCGCCTACGGCATCATCAGCATTGCCTACGTGCTGTCGCAACGGCAGACGCGCAATCAGTTGGAAGCCATTCGCGGTCAGGTCCAAAACGGTCATAAGACACCGATGCGCACCGACCTTGACGAGGTAAAGGACGACGTTCGCGGTATACGAAAGGACTTCGGCGACTTCCGCTCTGAGGTCCGCACTGGGTTCCGCAATCTTCGCGAAGACCTCAATGCCGAACGCGACGAACGTATTGCATCGGACCAGGAACTAGCGAAAAGGCACCGAAATGATAGGTAATGTCGCGATCGTCGATCGCATCAACCTCATTCAGGGCCAGGACCTCGCGCACCGATGGGACGTGCCCGCGGGTGATACGCTCCCCGCTGGCACCACCGTCACGCTGTACATGTACTCGCACAATTTCAGTGAGACGCTGGGCATCTGGCCATCTATCGATGTTGATACCTCCGGTGCAAGCTTCTTCATCGAGGCTGATGATCTAGAGCCGATCCCAGCCGGGGCGCGATTCCGCGTCTATGTCGTCTACCCGGACGCGCCAAAGCCGCGTCTGGTCTGGATTCTCGGCACCGTCTCAAGGCAGGGGTAGCAGATGATTGATGAAGCTGTTCTGAATGCCATGTGCACCACAATGGTTGGCTACTTCGATGAGGTCTCACTACACAACGCCGAGCCTGGTGCCGGTGGAGCCAACGAGATGCCAGGCATCGTGCGGAAAGTGCCGACGTGGGCGACAGCCGACAACGGCGAGTCAACCTCGGTGGTCACGTTCGCGGCGTACGTCGGGACATCGACACACATCGGGTTCTGGAATGCTGGCGCGTTCGTCGCATCACGGCCGTTCGTCACGAACTTCGAGACTGCTGCCGATCTGGTGGTGGCGCTCAATCCGTATGTGCAGGAACGCGCATGACCCTAGTTCGGCCGCCCAAGCCGTTCACGCGGATGGTTCACGCGCGGCCCGGTGTGCTGTCTCAACCCATCGAGGGTGTCGGCAAGGGCGCTCGCATCGGCGTCGTCGCTGACGTTCGCGTGACGGGCAAGATGCACGTCACCGACACCTTCACGAACCTGGACAAGTTCACGATGGTCTACGGTGGCCTGCCGTTCTTCGGTGGCGATCCCTACATCGACGGCGGAAAGCTGGCTGGCCGCGGCCTGGTGCGCCACAAGGTGCAGGCGATGAGCGACAACGGCCGCGCCAACGCCGTCATAGGCTCGCTGGCGGGTGGGAAGACTCGGCTGGTGATCTGTGGTGACGCGCTGTTCAACACGTACTACGGCATCGAGGTTGAGACCGGCATCATCAACAACAAGCTGCACATCATCAAGGGCCGCGGCAACGCAGCCACGGTGACCAAGCACGCGACGGTCAGTGTTGCGTGGGCCAACAGCGATTCGGTGTCGGTGTGGTACGACGAGCCCAACCACACCATTCGCGCATACCGGAACAGCACGCAGGTGACGAGTCTGCCGGTGCGCGCCAATGAGATCAACCACGGGCCGGGGTTCAGAAACCACGGAGTCGCGGTCGGCGTCGATCTGTTCCTGGGTGTGATCAACGTCGGCGCGCTGTTCACATCGTACGAATATCTCGACGTGTAGCACTGCCAAAACTGTAGGACATGCACTGTCAACTACCGGGCTACATTCAGCTCTGAGACCCATCATCCGAGCCTGGAGTAGAGATGCCCGATCTGTCATTCACCATGGACCGCGACGCTTTCACAGAGGCTGTCACCTGGGCCGCACGCATCATCCCTGGTAAGCCACAGACACCGATACTGGCCGGAATGCTGGTCACGGGCGGGCCGCCCGGGCTGACACTGAGCAGCTTCGATCTGGATGTGAGCGCCGAGATCGGCTTACCCGACGCGCAGCACGTGACGCCGGGTAGCTCTCTAGTCAGTGGCCGACTGCTCGCGACGATCGCCAAGGTGCTGCCACGCAAGCCGGTCACCTGGACCGACAACGGCTCAACCGTGGCTATCCGGTGCGGCAAGGTTGACTTCAGTCTCCCGACGATGCTCGCTGACCAGTACCCCGTACTGCCGGCGCTACCCGAGGACACCGGCACCGTCAGCGCCGACGAGTTCAGCCACGCAGTAACGCAGGTGATCGGCGCGGCAAGCAGCGACGAGGCCAAACCCGGTCAGATGTGCGTGAGCCTGGAGATCACCAGCGAGTCCACGCTGACACTCACAACGACCAACGGCCACCGGATCGCCATGCGTGAGATCGACTGGACGCCGCTGTCTGACCACCCAGCCATTGGGCAACGCTTATTGATCCCAACGCGCGCTCTGGCGGAGATCGGCCGACTCGGCGACGATCAGGTCTATCTCGCCATTAGCGGCGATGAGAGCAACGCGCAGCTTCTCGGCATCCATGGCGGCACCCGACGCATGACTTCACGACTCGTCGATGACAAGTTCCCCAACTGCCGAGCGGCGCTTCCGAAGCAATATCTGACCACCGCGGCCGTTGTCGTTCCTGAGATCGCCGAGTCCGTCACTCGCGCACTAGCCGTCACCGGCTCGTCGGCTGACAACCATCCGAGAATGAAGTTGACCTTTGGTGACAACACGTTGAATGTCTACGCGAGCACGTCGATCGGCACGGTCAATGAGGACATTGACGTGCAGCTCACCGGAGAGCCTGAGACCGTGTGGATCAACCCCGTGTACCTCATGGATAGCCTGAATGCTCTCGACAGCGACAAGGCGACCATCGGTCTGCAAGGTGGTCTGCGCGGATTGATGTTCGCGCCGGATGTTGTCGAGGCGGATGATCTACTGGCAAATCCGCTTGCCGGTGAGACGATTCAGATGATTCAGCCGATTCGCCACACCGAACCGGCCGCGTAGATCGTTGGAAATCAGGTGATTTCGCGAATCTCTTCTAGGATGTCTATGTCGGACTTACCGGTGGCTGTTGACACCGCGGAGAGAAGGATGGTCACCAATATCCTGAGTCCACGGGACACGTCGTCCTTGAAGTTTGGATTACCAAGATCTTTCGCTAGATCGATCAAAGGTTCCGATTTCAGCTGCGAGACGCAGAGCCCAATTGCAAGATCGAGCGCTTCCTTCTCTTCATCTCTTTCTTCATCATCATTGTTCATCGCGGGATTGTGTCACGAAATCGCCTCCATAGACCACCCCTGACGGTCGTAGTACTGGAGCCCGTCCGGTGAACCGGGTTATCTGGCGCTCCCGTCAGGGGTCCTAAAACGAAACGCCCCAACCGCATTAAGTTGCGGTTGGGGCGTATCTTTGCGTTCTACTGCAATGTCTCATAGGCGGTGGCGATCTGGCCTTTCAGATCATCGATCGTGTCCAGCGCCTCAAGGTGCGAGTCGATGAGCTGGTGTTCACGCTCCGGGCTCGGATGGTAATCCATCTTGCTCACGACTCGACGCCAACTGGTGAGCGTTTCGCGTTTGATCATGAGTAGTCCTTGTCCAATTCGGTTGTGATGTCGGAGATCAGACGCTCTCCCGGTTCTGGTGTGTAGTTGTCAGTCCAACCATCTTGCACGCCTTCGGCATACGCGTGAGCAGCCTCCGGCCATCCGTCAGACCGCTTCGGTCCCGGATCTGCTGACCACCGCATAGGGATGGACACGCAGGCTGGGAACTTTTTCACGAACGGCGCCATCTTCTTGCCGTTGTCGTAGCCGTGTTTGTACGGTTCGCTGTCGTGATCTGCATGGATCATCAGAACTCGAACCCTTCTGCCTCTGAAATCTCTTTCTGGTAGCGCATTTCCAGCCGATCGAACCAACCGTCAGGCCAGGGGTCAGGATGGATCGCACCGAGGATGGACCCAGCGACCGCAGCGATCGAGTCACTGTCTCCACTGGTGACCGTCGCGCGACGTAGCGCGGAGATCGGATCTTCCGGGAAAAGGTCGACACACAGCAGCGCGGTTGAAAGCGCGTGGTGCGCACGCCATCCCGGACCTGCTAGCTCGCACGGGTCCAGGTCCCAAGGATCTAGATCCTTCGCGCGAATGTTTCTCAGCGCAATGTCCGCGTCTACCAACGTGTGTGCGAGATTCAGCATCCCGCGCGTGATGAATCGGCGTACACCCTCTTGATGCGCTGGACCGTAGTAGTCGCCATTCTCATCGATCCACTGGTCAAGACCGCTCAACAGCAGATCATCCGGGTTGCTGATTGCATCCATAGTGAGATCAAGTGCGAATTCCACCGACTCACCCGGCGTCGGTTCCAGACGAATCAGCGCAGCACCTAGCAGTGATGCTGCTGCGCCGGTCGGTGACCCATGTGTGGTGAGGGCCTGCCAGGTTGAAATACCTTGCCAGCTATGGAATTTACTGCTCACGAGAGCGGCTGGACTGACGCGCATCACGGTTCCACAACCGTCCGAGTCGGGCACCGCGGCGTCCAGCCAGTGCGTACCTTGCTTGATAGCGCCAATCGCGCGCATGCAGGTATTGCCAGGTGCGCGGTTGTTATCAGGGTCGCCGTACCAGTTGACCCATTCTGAGAGCACATCGTCACGGATCTCACTGTCAGTCTTGTTACTCGCATCGCGTAGACCGCGCGCGAGCGCGAGTGTCATCTGAGTGTCGTCGCTGATGATCAGCTTCTCAGGCAGCGCAGGACCCATGAGACCGTGCTGGGTGAGCTGAGCGTACGACCTGAATTCATTGCGGTAGCCCCACGCGTCGCCAAAGGCGACACCGCGGAGCACGTTGGACCATTTAATGGGCATTTGGGTTCCTCGTGTGGAAGGGGACGCAGGTTTCGCACTCGTACTTTCCGGACTCATCTGCGACGTACACACCGAGAGGTGTGGTGTGCCGCTTCGCGCTGGGTCGCTCCTTGATGGCGAAACGCATGTACATACCCGAGTGCTCGTCGCAGGTGACCATTCCGCCGTTATCGATCCAAACCCTCTTGGCCATGAGCAGCCCTTTCGTCCGTTGTTTGGTAGACCAATCTACCGTAGCACAATGGTAGAGATGTCTACTAGCATGTCGGTAGAATGAACTACCAATACAACGCGACATCAGGGGACACCCATGACCGACGACAAGATCGTGGACAAGATCGCAAAGCTGTTGCGACAGGCCGAGGATGTGACAGGGACGCCCGAGGAGGAGGCGTTCCAGGGCCGCGCCTTCGCGCTGCTCGCCAAACACGGCATCGATCTGGCGACCGTGCGCGCACACCAGCGCGGTCTCGACATCAGCGACATCCCGAACGCCATCGACATGCTGTTACTGGTGCGCGATCCCTATCCGGCCGAGCAGAAGCACATGCTGTCCGTCCTCGCGGAGGCGCTGCACTGCAAGACCGTTGGTCTGAATAACATGCCGCTCGTGCACGTGTTCGGCATGTCTCACCATGTCGAACGCCTGAGGATGCTCTGGGAGATATTGCAACCACAGGCGACGCGCTTGGTCGCCAAAGTGGAGATGCCTAAACGAGAGACGTTCCGCGCGGCCACCGTGGATGAGTGGGCGGCCATGAATCGGGCAGAGCGGTTGGACCACCTGGTGCAGATGACGCGCGACAAGCGAGCGCCGCAATCGTTGCACGTCTACCGTCAATCCTGGCTCATTGGGTTCGCGGCGTCGATCGCTGAGCGCATCAAACAGCAGGAAGGTGACGCGGCCAACCAGGCGGGCGTCGTCGCGCTGTACAAGTCCGACCGTGAGCGCGCTCGCGACGCGATGCGAGACGCGTATCCGGATGCGGTCAACACGATGGTGGATCAGTTCAGTGACGACGGATTCAAACAGGGCGCGCGCGCTGGCTTAACCGCGGCGATGGACCGTCCGATTGATTCGGTAGACCCTCTAGGTTTGCCGCGCTAGTAGCTTGGACTACCGGCCGCGTCACTAGACTAGAAGGTGACAACTGGAGGACACTTCATGACCATGGCAACAGCTCCCACCAACGCGACCGGATGGCTACGCGAGAACGGTTTCAAGCTGTCTCGCGCAGCGTCGGTGCGTTTCGCGGACACGTTCAACGATCTGGTCGAACGCTACGCCGACCCTGCCGAGTATCCGATGCGGGACGCCGCGATGATGGCCGCGGCGCGGTACCTCGCGGAAGAGCTGACACTAGAAGACGCGGGGCAAGCGCTGGAGCGCGCGCGGAGCCGCGCCGACACGGGCATGGCCGTCGCGCGCGTCGTGGCGCTGCTGTCGATGGAAGACGGACTGAGCGAGCATGGCGCACAGCGCGCAGCACGCGTCGACCGCATGACGGTGCGCCGCTGGAGAGGCAAGCGGTGACGGAGTATCTGGGTCTCACGGACATCTGCGCGTGCGGCCACGATCTGGATAGTCACGACCTTGGCGACCCGCATCACCGCGCCGGCGCGTGCGCTGGCCATGAGCTGGATGGCCCCTGCGACTGCACGCACTACCGGGAGAAGTGCCGGTGTCCCGAGTGTGACGACCTGGAGGAGATTGAGGTCGAAGAGATGACCACGCGAACCTTGCTGACGACCCTGGGTGTACTGGTCGGGTTCGGCGCTCTGCTCGGTATGTCGTTCGGGAGACTGATCAGGCGCTAGATGCGCCACAGTGGCGAAATGCGTTGATACGGAAGCACCCCCGAGATTCGCTCTCGGGGGTGCTTCTTTGTATCTGCGGTGCGGATTCAGCTCTTCTTGAGCTTCAAGGTACCGACATAATCGTTGTCGTAATCCCGGATCTCGAAGTCGCTCATGAGACCCTGGATCTGATCGTCGATCGTCGGCTTGGCGATACCCTCTTCGGCCTCAAACTGGGCCTTGAGCTGGTTGTGCAGCGAGACCGCCGCGCCGACCAGATCGGTGGTGTCCAGCTTGTAGTTGGTTCCACCGTTGAGCCGACCGATGGCGAACGTCTTGGCGCGCTCCAGCGCCTCGCGCACGAACGCTGGATAGAAGCCGACCACCACACCATCACCAAGTTGGATCGTCATCGCCTCATAGACCTTGTCATAGTCCACGTCCTCGGCAAGACGCTCGGACGCAACGACGGCCTTGATCAGACGCTCAACACCGTTGCGGTCCAGTGCCGCGACCTCCACCACTGCATCGATGCGACCCGGACGAAGCATGCCCTTGTGGATGCGCTCAAAGTGGTTGGTAGTCATCAGAAGTGCGACCTCGGACCCCTTGGATGTCACACCATCGAAGGTCTCCAGCAGCTTGGACACCTGATCCACGTCGCTGGTCGATGTCTGGTTGTCCACATCCTCGATGAAGACCACTGCGGGCTGGTACAGCTTAGCGGTGCGCAGCACATCGTTGATGTCGTCGCCCGGTCGAGCGGCGATGAAGGTCCAACCGTTCTGGACGGCCTCCAGTGCGGTGAGCTGACCGGCCGAGGTCTTACCGGTACCGTATGGACCCTCCAGTAGCAGCGCACGCTTGATGCGTACACCCTCGCCCTTGAGCGCCTTGCGGTGCCGAATCACTGACCACAGAGTGCCTTCCAGCGTGCTCATCACCTCGTCGGAGAAGACGATCTCGCTCGGCACGATGGTCGTAAGGTTCAGGAACTCCGGTTCTTCGGTGCCGACGATCGCCTTACCGCGATAGATCGAGTTGGTTTTCAGCTCCTCACCGATCGCATCCAGGAACTCACGCGCGATCTTGGCGTTCTTCTTCGCCGTGATGACGGTGACATGCGTGACAATCCCGTTGTCGCGATCGCGTTTGCCGCCGACGTTGACCAACGTCCGGTTGTCAACGCTGGGCAGGTAGACGTTGCCCCATGGAACTTCCAGGGTCTCGGTTGCCGAAATCTGCACCGTGCGGGTTTCCGGGGGTTCGGGCGGGGAGAAGAAGCCTCCACCGCTCGGAGCGCCGATGGTGATACCGAACATGCGCTTCATCACCCGAGAGGTGGCGACCGCGCCGTCAAACGGACGGAACTGGTAGGTCCGGCTGGTCTGCTGCACCGACTCGGCCTCATCCTGCATGCGCTCCAGGATCTCCTTGGCGCGACCGTATGTAATGCCTTCCGGCAGAACGATCTGCGGGTTCTTGTGAAAGGTAACCTCATCACCAGTGATGATGTCGGTATCGTTCATTGGTTTTCTCGCTTTCATTGCATGCACCTTTCGCGCCTTGCGAAAGAGGTTGTTGTTGATGATGTTTGAACACCCCCGCCCGCCACCCGGTATAGAAAGAACGGGCGGGGGTGCGTTGTGTTGGTGACGTGAGCCAGTCGAAACGGAGCGCGCCCAATGATCACCTAGCGCGCTAGCTCGCGTCCTTGCCGTGACCGCGACCAACGAAATCACCTCTCGGACAAGCGAGACGAGACCAGGGGCCGAGAGGGTCGCTTCCGACCCCTGGTGATCTGCTGACTAGCTAGACAGCAGATCTTCGCCTTGTTCGATGTGGGCTAGCTCTGTCTCCAGAGATTGCACTTCGGCCACGAGAGCACGAAGCTCACGTTTGCGATTTGCAATCTTCTGGGTGACAACCCTGCGCCGTTGGCGCAGCGCTGCTAACGCCTCATCTCGGCTCATCCCGTCAGGCAGTTGAACCATGTTCACCTCCTTGTTTCCGCTTGTCGTCGTTGTGATTGACACCTTGCGGTGTCGCTGATCAGTGTAGCAGTACTGGTAGAGCAGTCTACCAATATCAACACACCGGAGTTGTTGTACAAGGCAACGCTACGTCAAACAGTGGACATAGACCTTGCACAGTTTCGGCAGTAGAGTGATCTACTGTCAGGCTATGAAGGAGGTTCACCATGTCAGAACAGGTCTTCACCGCGACCGACCCGGATGGCGACACGCTGGACGTGCAGCACTGGGCCAAGGCGCAGAAGATCACCGTCAAGGTTCTGGACCGAGACGGCGATTTTCAGTCGGTCGAGCTGGATTATGGCGACGCCGCTGAGTTGGCGACCGCCATCACTGGAACACTTACGGAGGTGGCGGGGGCGTGACTGAAACCCCTACGCGGCGATGTGTACGACTCTCTGGCGCGCAGCCATTCTTGGCGTTCTCGTCGTCATCGCGTTGGGCGTTTGGGCGCGCTGACAAAAAGGAACTGAGACCTGCTGTATAGCAACAGGTCTCAGTTTCCGTCGTCTACCTTAGTGATCGCTTGATCGATGTGAGATACGCGAGCGGGACAGACGTAACTCATGCCCATGCGCGTCGCGTCGATGACCCCGTTGCTGCCTTTGTCGTGATTGAGCGCGACCCACTTGGCCATCTCTTCGGCGCTGTAGTTGCAATGCTCGACCGCTTGGTCATAGAGCGCGTCAAAGCGGAAATTACCATTTGGGTAGGCGCGTCTGAATTCAGTGCCCCAGGCCTGCTGGTTGACCTCGGACTTCGTTTTGAGCGCATCAGGTGCGCTAGCCGGCGCTGAGCACGCCATGACGCAACCAGCGGCCACCGCGGCTAGTGCGATCTTGGTGAACATGGCGTGATGCTAGTACCAACTGGGAACCCAGGGGAGGGGTATCGACATACGAAAAACCCTCCAGACCCGAACGTGCGAAGCTACAGCACAATGTCTTGTGGGCCGACCTCAACGACTTTCTCGTTGACTATCTTCACGGCTAAGCCGTGGCCCGGGTCCCAAGTGCAGTTGGACAACAAACCGATCACGCGGTCATCTGTCACCACTGGCTCACGAACAAAGAAGGCGGTCGGAGTTACCAGTCGCGCTAGGCCAGACTTGTCTCCGAGGATGGGCATGAGATTGTCGGCGCTGTCACCGAGCTGTGCGCGCATTTCAGAGAGACGTTCGGTGTAGTAGGCGTAGATGGCGTCATCGGCTTGCGCCGAAAGCGTTTCCTTTAGGTCGGTGAACCGTTCGACCGCGTCGCGCTGGATTGGATCAACTGGCTCTCCCTCGTCGCCCCCGAGTTCGAGGGGGACTGTGACCTCAGACCCGAGGAAGGGATAGGTGTAGCTGCCTGCCCACCCGACCGAACTGGTGTATGTGATTTCACCGAGCACGGGGTCGATCACGGTCCGTCGCCTCCTATCGGGGGAACTGCCCCGCGGTTGAGTTCACCAATGCCACCAAGGTGGCCGAGTCTGCCATTAACAATAGTTGGTACAAGTTGCATTGTTTTCAGGTCCGGTTCTTCGTGCCACGTGTACTCGTTCTGGATACGCCAGCGCTCGACTTCCTTGCGCGTCATACCCCACTCGTGGCCGAGTAATTCGTCCGCACTCCGGAAATTGGCGTTTCGGTTGGTGGTCATCTCGGGTATCTCGACCTGCCCCTTCGCAACCGGGCTGAAGTCGGGTTGACCGTTGCTGTAGTGGATCCCGTCAACATTCGCGTCTTGCAGGTGTTGGTTGACTTCCGGGTTTTGCGAAATCCACTGGGACTCACCGCGTTCACCGGTCCAGTGGCCGTTATTGACCGGTGTCTGGTCGATGCGTTCCTTGTACGAAGACCCGCCGCCATCATCAATGTGTGGATGCTCAATCGGAGCGAGATGCACGTCGGTAGGGGTGTGATCATTGTGATCCGATGGGAGGGACGTATGGTCACCTCCGGCTGGTGCCGGGTGGTCCACTGTTGGTGCGAGATGAGTTGGGCCGCTTGGCGGTTCGGTAGGTGCGTGGCCTGTGACTGGCGTGTGGGGTTCGGCGCTATGCGGGGTGGGTGGGTGCCCTGGCGCAGCGTCTTCGAGTCCGTGGGTGAGGGCGCGGCCTTCGGTGCCGAGTAGTGCGCCTTCACCGCCCACGGGTGCTGTGGCGATGCCTGCGGCGATTTCTATGCCGTGTTTGCCGATGAAGGCTTTGGGGTTGTCGATGCCGGATTTGACCTCATCGATAGTGCCCTTAGCCTGGTCGATCCCGCGTTCAACCTGGTGGGCGGGATCGGGGTTGACCACATCCCACAGCCCCTTAGCGACGCCCGTCCACGCCTCTTTCGCGTGGTCGCCACCGTTGATACCCAGCAGGTCATCCTTGGCGCGGCCAGCTTGATCCCACGACTCGGCGAATGCCTCCCCGCCAGATTGTCGGACACGCTCAGGCGTACCGGGTTCGGGTGTTGCGACCATGGGCCGGTCCTGCTGGGCACCCTTGATGGCCTCAGACAGCTTGGCCTCCACCTGATCGGGTGGGTACTGCGTGGCCAAGATGCTGCGGAACTTGTCGATGGCCGCTTTGCCCTGTGGGGTGTTGGGGTCCAGTTTGGTTGCGGGCACGGTGCGCGCATCTGGTGGCGGCGGCGGTTTGTCCAAGGGGCTTTTGGGCTCGTTGATGCCCATCACGCCCAGGTTCCCGGTCAACGACCCCGTCCTTGGATCGACGGGTGGCTTGTCGCCGGGCGAGGGTGGCCCCAGCACGGGTGCGTGCGGATCGGCAGCGGTCGCGGCTGCGGCCTGTGTGCTGGCCGGGTCGGTGGCTTTGGGGTACCAGTCCTTGTAGAAGTTGGCGGGCTGAGCCGACGAGTCACCCGGTTTCGGGGCCGTGGCGTCGCGCAGGATTTTGCGGCCGTCCACCAGGGCGGTTTTGGGGTTGATGCAGCCGGTGATCGTTTGGGCCGTGGCGTCGGCCTGGGTTTTGAGGGTTTGACAGCCCTGCTCCCATTTGGCGACATACTCTTTGATCTGGCGCTCAATGTCGGCGACGTGTTCGCGGTTTCGGGCTATCGACTCATCGCTTTCACCCTCGGCCGGGGTGTAGTGACAGTTGTAGCTCTGATCGATCGAGACACCCTGGTCCTTGTGCGCCAGCACGCTCTCGATGAGACGTTGACCGCCGAGCAGGGGCTCGACCACCTCGTATTGGACGGTGGCAGCAACGAGTTTTCCACGCTCTTCCACGGTGTCGTCGGTGTTATTAGAGCCGTGGCAATCGGTGGATGCCGTGTCATAGGCTGCGTTCGAGGTGCGCCCGGTCCACTCCGTGCCATTAGGAGCCCCGACCCACCGTTTGTATTCGTCGTAGATTTCCTTGAACTGCCGGGTCTGTGGGCGCCAGGTGTCCACCACCGCCATATAGTCATTGGCCTTCTTGGCCATGAACTCATCCAGTGGCGTCACCACGAGTGCTCCTATGCGCGCTTCGGTGGTTGATAGATGCTGGGCAGATTGCTGTACCCGGCCGCCAGTGAACTTTCCGTGATCGCGAAAGCCTGCTGGGCCTCGTCGGCGAAATCGGCGATGGTGTTCAACCGCGCGGCCCCGATCCGCTTCACATCCGCGATGGCCTTGGACACCCCATACAGCGCCGCCAACCCCGGATCTGCACCAGCCGGAGGTGCAACGTTGGCCGCGGTACTACCTGTGAGTTGATCGGCGAGTGTCCGCAGGTGCGGGCCGAGCTTGCCCAACGCCGCAAGGTCAACCTTGAGAACGTTCTCATCACCCGACATCAACACCCCCGGCGCAATAAATTAGAACCGGCCTCTAGTCCGGCCGATTGGCTACTGGAAGCGTAGTGGCAAAAATCGTTTGCCGTCCAGCCAAACGGGGTGAATTCGGGTGACAGAGGCAAATGTGAGGATTCCTATAACCAGAGAATCAGCTCATGAGGTCTGGTGTTGGCGCCCGGTCGGAGTCAACACGCAGCCATTGCCCCTTCGCGAACGCGTAGTACTTCAGACGACCACCGATTGGTTCTGGTTCGCGGGTGTATTGGTGGTCTCTGATGATCAGGGTGCCGCCCGGCTGCACGCACCATGCTGCGCTGGTGCCGAACGCGTCGTATATCTCCGGGACCTCCAAGAAGACCCGAATCGGCAT